GGGTTCGGCCTGACGCTTGCGGACAAGTTCCAAATGGTTCATTCGGTCTCCTCGGCAAAAGAACTACCCGGCAAGATGATCGGCTCGCCGCAGAGGTTAAAAGCCTTGCTCATTTCGCCATCGAGTTCGCCAGCAAGATCACCAACAAAGCAGATACGCGCACCTTCCGGTGCAGCAAGGATTGATTCAATGATCTTGTCCTGTATAGGGCGCTTACCCTTGCGGACCTCTTGGATAACTAAATCGTAAGGTTCCCCGGGGAGTGCTGCAAGAGATTCAACGCTTGCGGCACCTACAAGAGTCAGCATAGGTTCATTGGTCTCTCGATTGATCGTGCCACCGGCCCAACAACAGAAGACTTCCTTCGTGCCGACGATGGCTTTGTAAAGAGCGATGCAGACTTCTTTTTGTGATGTGCCGTATTGCTCTTTAAGCTTGGTTCCAAGGGGACCATCTAGCGAGCCACCAAGGATTACGTGTGTTTTGATTTTCATTCTGTCTCTAGGTCTTCGACCAATAGGTTTATGTAGGACTGCGCTTCCTTGAGTTCTCTAAGGATTTCTTCTTCCGGTGCGTTGGCGCTGTACATTGCCTGTATCGCCTTCAAGACTCCCAGGTGAGCAACGATCAAGCTTTTTTCTAGTAACCGGTCGCGTATTTGACGCTCTACTGTGTACGTAGTAAATTCTTTCACAAGTAGAATGACGAGTACCATCATGATCCCAATGATATTCAAGACCAACGGCAAGCCATAGATAGGATTGACCAGAAAAGCAACCGTAAGTGCTATAGATGCGCAGGTCAAAAGCACAAGGAAAATCCGGTATTTCATCAATGTGTCTTCCCCTGATGCACAGACTCAAAAAGGGTTTGTTCAGGGATGCCATTTTCTTCATGGTGCAGTATCAGCGCCCGCATGGCGTGCATGGATTCGGTCGTAGGACGGTTAGAGACAAACGATAATTGTTCGCCGTCAAACACCACCAGGGCAAAGCCAGCACCTTCAAGTTTTTCTTGTGCAAGGAAGGCCAGTTTCGCCATGTTAGTGGCATATTCAGGCTTTTTTGGATCGCTCATTTATCCTCCGCTGGTTGAGTCGCCTCGGCGACAATAGACTTCGCTTCAGCCTTCAAGGCTAGAAGCCGATCAAGACCCTTGCCGCGCTCCAGGACAAACAACGCAACCTGTAGACCTTGTTCAGTTCGCATCATCTCTTCAAGTAGCAGGATGGCGTATTGCTTACGTTCCTGTAGGTTCATCAGTGGCACTTAGGGGTATCTCCAAAGGTAGTCTCAGGCATGATCCCGCTGTCATAGTCTTTGACGACCTGACGCAAGCCCTGTACAGCCGCCTCTGTGACTGCGTTAGACACGAAATAATGCCCATTATTGTCAATGACGTGAAGGGTGAACATGCACCCGTCTAGTGTTTCCTGTATCAGTTTTGAAAGTTTGTTGATTGCGATGCTTCGTTCTTCTTGTTCAGTCATGGTTTCCTCAAGAGATATCAATCGGCCCGGTAAGATACGCCGTACCATTGCCAACTAGCTTCAGATACCTCGACATCAAGATATCGGTTTGCCTTTGGTTTAAAGGGTGTTCAGGCCCACACCCATGTGGACAAGCCATCTTTGCATCTTCAGTCGCACCAAAGAGACGACAAAGGAACGGTCGGTCTCGATAGATGCTGCACTTAGAGTCCACAAGGTACAGGCAACTATCACAGGCTATCCCAGTCTTAGCCAGCTTAATGCGCTTCCATTCAACCGGAGCAAAAGGAACAGGCCCGCAGCAGTCACTACAACCGGGTCGGCACTGGAAGCCCGGTATGGCGTCGTATAAGGCTTTTAGCTCCGTAGCATCAGTCATGGTTTCCTCTTGTAGACGGTTAGGTTGCCCCGCTGGGCGTCGGTCATCACTTCCCAAATGATAGAGCCAGGTTCGTTGTTGACCATTTCGGTATGGTGCAGTATCCCGCTTGCGTAAAACCTGTCTTTGATAAATGCGCAAGGCGCTTTACAGGAAGAGACGATAGAGGTCGTAATCCCGCGCTGCTCTACGGAGTAAGTACCATCCTTTTCGCCCAGGTAGCGGAATATGATCAATGTCTTGGCAACGATACCTTTCGTCCTGTCCTCGTCAGTGATGGCAGGCTGGTAGCCGTATTCGCCGTCATCGTCTTCAGAGTAGTAGGACACAAGAAGATCGGCGGCAACATCGCGCTCAGGCTCCTTAGTCTTATCTCCCCGTATAGCGGTAAACGGGGTTGGGGTTGTCTGTACTGTAGATACACTAGGCTTTGCATAAGCGTCTCTAGCAGAAGCGTAAATAGCAAGCAAAGCGCCAAAGACGAGCAAGACCCCCCAGCCCGCACCTATACCAGCTAGGTGTCGACCCAATATCCCGCCGCCCTTCTTCTTAGAACGACGAGCTACAGCGTACCAGACGCCTATGAAGATGACTGTTTGAACGTATGACCAGATTGACATTGGAAGGACTTTCCTCGATTAGGATGATGGATCAGGCAGTAGGCAAATGTGGGCGTCAATCGCCTTCACGCCATGGTAAAACGTGCCTCAAAACCCAAGTATAAACCGGTAAATACATATTATCAATATACGATATCAATATAACAAAAAAGGCTCAAAATATTCGGGTTTAGACCGCCAGAATCGGAAAAGCAGGCTTTCCGCCGAGTAGAGCCAAGTAAGCCGATATCGAGCATTTTGCTACGGTATTGCTACGGAATTGCTTGAGAGTGAGTCTACATGCGGGTTTGGGTACAATACATGATTGTATTGGTAGGGACTCCCCCTATAGCCCGATATTCAATGGCAACAAAATAGAGGCTCCAGGAAAGGGCGATCATGGATTGCGGCATATGCGGCAGGCCGGTATGCAGTTGTTATGAAGACAGCAATGGTGCGCCTGCGGAGAAATCCGATTCTGTTGCATTGGAAGCAAGTTTGTTGTCAGAAAATCCAGGAAAACAAACTCGGGGAACCCGTCCCCCGTGCCAATGGGAATACCCCCTTCCTTTTACCGGATCCGCTAAACGTCCTTGCCTTCCCACAACGAATTAACAAGACATGATCTGGTATCGCAAATCGGCAATGCTTCATAAGATCATAGCTGGTTTCTGATACCTGGCCTGCTAAAGGTCTTTCCCACAATCCTTGACCTTAGTCCTTGATAAAGTGGTTCTAAAATTTCCAGCGGGATTGGCTAAACGTTTATGATTTTTAGCAACGATAAAATACAATTAGATTTACGTTGCGGTGATTGTCTTGAGTTAATGAAAGGTATTCCTGACGCGAGTGTTGACATGATTCTGTGCGATATGCCGTATGGGATTACGGCGTGCGCGTGGGATTCGGTGATTCCATTCGACCCGCTTTGGGTGCAGTACCGGCGTATAGCGAAAAGAAACGCAGCCATTGTACTGACGGCATCGCAGCCGTTCACCAGCGCCCTTATCGCATCAAATTTCAAAGACTTTCGCTACAACTGGGTGTGGGACAAGGTGAACAAATACACCGGATCGCTAAACGCCAACCGTATGCCGATGAAGCGCCACGAGGATGTATGTGTTTTCTACCGATCTCTGCCAACCTACAACAAGCAATACAGAGCTGGAAAGCCGTACCGGTCAACGAATACAAATGGGCACGGAAAGCATACCGAATACGGTTATGAAAAAGATGACAGGATGACAGTGAATGATGGCCGCCATAATCCGTGCACAATAATCCAGATACCGGGTGACAATAAAAAGGAAGCAGGGTTGCACCCAACCCAAAAGCCAGTTGCCCTGATGGAGTACCTGATCCGTACCTACACGAACGAGGGCGATACGGTACTGGATAACTGCATGGGCAGTGGAACCACTGGTGTGGCATGCCTGAATACTGGTCGTAACTTCATCGGTTTTGAGCTAGATACAGAATATTTCAGGATTGCACAAGAGCGTATAGAAGCCTACAAAAGCTATTGACTCGCCCGGTGATGCAAGATATACATGCATTCAAAGGGGATGTTATGGAGCCTATGATAATTGGCAATGCTACGTTATACCTTGGTGACTTTATGCGTGATCCTTTTAAGATCGATTCACAGACTTGTTTAAGTGTTTCTGGTGGTCGGACATCGGCCTATATGTTGTGGCGAGTCCTAGAGGCGAATAGTGGGCTTCCTGAAGGTGTTGTGGTGTGTTTTGCGAACACTGGTAAGGAGATGGAGGAGACATTGCGCTTTGTCCATGAAATAGAGACAAGGTGGGGTGTACCGATTGTGTGGGTTGAATACAGGGATGATGAGAAGGGTTATGCGGTGGTGAACTTTGAGACGGCAAGCCGACATGGTGAACCGTTGGAAGCGATCATCAGGAAGCGGCAATACTTGCCTAATCCGGTGACACGGTTTTGTACTGTGGAACTGAAGATACGGGCGATGCATAAGCATTTGAAGTCTTTGGGGTGGAAGGAAGATGGTTGGGACCAGATGGTCGGGATCAGGGCTGATGAGCCACGAAGGATTGCAAAGATACGCGCTCGGCCTTCCCCGGAGACTACCAAGGAAACGTTGATTATTCCGTTAGCGGAATCGGGTGTTACTAGGACGATGGTTGGGGATTTCTGGCGCAATCAGCCGTTTGATCTTGAGTTGGAAAACGTTGATGGCACAACGCCTGCCGGGAATTGTGATCTTTGCTTTTTAAAAGGTGCGAATCGGATTCTTGGTTTGATTAAACAGAAGCCTTCGCGGGCGATATGGTGGGCGAAACAGGAGTCGATGGGTTTGTCTTCAAAGCCTAGTGGCGCTAGGTTCCGCTCGGACCGTCCTTCCTACCAACAGATGCATGATTACGCGATTGCCCAGGTAGACATGTTTGATGGCCAGGATGAAGGCATTGAGTGTTTTTGTGGGGATTAAATTTAACAATGACAATTACTACAGACAGAAACCATCCGGGCCTAGAGCCGGTCCCTGAAGGTCAACAGGAAGCATACCTAGTCCTAGAAGAACGTGCTGGCGACTTTGTAAGACCCTATAGGGACACTTATGTACACGTTGGTGACAGTCCCAAGTATCCTTTAAGGGACTTAACCGAAGAGGAGCAATCGAGATATGCCACCTTCGGTTACGTGAAATTTGAGCAGTATCCCGAAAGCATGTTGCCTTTAGTTGGTCGGTATGTAACGAAGGCGGGGATGAGTAATCATGGTTGCGGTATGACTACGACCATGGGTAAAGCCATCGCCGAGACTTATGCACGGCAACCTAAATTCTACGGCGGGACGTATTGCGCGCATTGCGAAAAGCATTACCCAGTCGCAGAATTCAGGTGGAAAGATGGGACTGTAGTTGGTTCTTAGTCTTTGTATTTATTCCTTTTCTGGAGTTTTCCATATTCTTTAAGCGTTATAAACATGCCTTTCATATAAGGTTTTCTATAGGACTTCTTTTTAATACCGGGCCTGCGACCATTCGCATAGAACGTACCACAGTAAAGCCCTTCGCGTTTGTTTCTCGATTGCATATGTAGTCCCTAATCTTTGTACTTATTCGCTACCCAAAAAATAAAACCAATAAAAACGAATAATGCAATAACTGCGATTGTTACGCATATTGATTCGATAGATTGATCACTCATAAGAACTGCCTTTCTGTTTCAAATCCATGTTCCCATGATCACTGGGTTGTCTTCTGGCGAGCGACAAATGAAATCAAGATAATACGGCGAACGTTCTTGTACGCGCTCGTATAATTCATCAAAGGTATTCGCAAGACAAAATTCGTCAGTTGGACCATTATTATTAACGCTGAATTTCCTAGCAACATAATAATCTGGAAAATCGCTAGGATGGTCGTATGCTGTCCAAATGAATAAATCATTACTCATAAGCACTACCTTTCTGCCCAGGTTCGTTGCTGTTCGTACAGGCGTTACGATGATCGTTCGCATGCGGACAACGCTTATTGCCGCAGATGGAACATAGAACCATACGGTTATCTTCCAGGGTTATAGGGCGGCAGGTTTGGCAATCGCATGCCTTCCTGGCTGCGTAAATGCCGGTGCGATAGGGGAATTTTATCTCCATGTAGGCATCAAATATTGGCCGAAACTGTATCTCGAAGCTACCGATTATTTTTTCGGCGGTGTCTTGCTCACAAATATCGTTCATGCGGTCAATATGCCGCATCACCAGGTCGGTAATTTTCTTACGAAAGTCAGCTTCATATTTTGGTAGCACATCCTCAGCATCCTCTTGCAGTGATGGAGCAGAACCTATAGCTGGCGTATGCGATTCAATGTCGCGGGCGAACTGGATTACTTCTTGTGGCTCAAAAACGAGTGAGAGATGCATTTCGGCAAATGAAAGAATCTGATCATCCAGAAGTGCGACCGGGCGTACTGCCGGTGCTTGCGCCGCCATATGCTCGTAGACATGTTGTGCATAATTAGCGCCTATGCCGAATTTTTCTCGGGCTGCAATGCACATTTCGTCAGTCGGGACTCTTGGCGCTGGCTGCATTGCCGGTGTAGTCAACACTATCCGCATGGCTATGATAATCGCTTGATCCCAGGCATGCGCAGAGACATACGATTTGTCGCCATCTTTAGCGGTATAAGGATTCGCAAGGGCTTGTAGGGCTTTCCAGACTGGCGGTTCATCGCCGGGCTTAGGGACTTGTGAGGCGAGGGCGGCTTGCCAGCCTATGAATGCATCACGCCAGGAATCGATTTTGAAGGACTCATCTTCGTTGCACTCAAAGTTTTCATCATCACCAAAACGTTCTTGCATAGCAGACACGAATTTCGCCCGCTCAGCATCCAGATCAGCGCGGCTCATTGGGCACCGCCTTGAGCTGCGGCGAGGAGTGCGCGGGAAAATTCGATTACTTCATCCGGGTAAACTTCAACATATTTTTCATCTTCATTTACATTGCCAACAGCTTGTGCAAACATTTTCAGAATCTGCTCATCCGTCAACGCGACGGCCTGCTGCTTATCAGTAACTTCTTCAGCGCGTTGTTTCAATTCATTAATTTTGTATCCTTTGCAAGTGAAAGTAGTAGGTCAAAAAATTCTTGAGGATTAGTAAATACAAGCGATGGTTCTTGACTAGAATAAACAACCCATGGTCCACCTAGAGAAATGATTTTTTTCCAGATACTCAATGGTGTTTCGGTCGGTTCTTCAGTAATCATTTGAAATCCTTCAACTCCTTGAGTGCCAGAACTATTTCTGATTCCATCATGTTAAATTCATCGCTAGTACCTTCATACATAGCGACTTGTTGAAGCACCGCATTATGCAGATTACGCAATAAATGAAGTTCTTCATTAGCCCTGAGAAGCTTGTACTCTGTTATTCCGCGAGATATATTTATAGATTCATAACGACTCCATACGTTAGAACTATCAAGCTTTACCGCAGCAAGCTTACGGTATAAGTTTAAAACTTCCTCTTCGGCTTTAATGGCTCGATCTTCCATATTAGCAATGTTTTGATTCCCCATGTATCCCTCCCTTTTCCGGCAGGGTATCCCATGCAAGTAGCAAAGTAAACAGTTGACAAAAAAATCAAGACAATTTATACATGCATCTGTCGTCCATGGCTGCGGCGTTGAGAGCAGAAACGCCCGTGGAGCCAACCATGGGGCCGGTGGGAGCATCGCTAGGCATCCGTAGAATAGGATCACGGGAGCCTAGAGGATCAGCCGGTTAGGCGGGTTAGCGTCCGCCCAGCATGTGATGACGCCAGAGATGAAGTCGGAAAAGTTGCGTTGATACGTACTAGAGTAATTTTTATGAAATTCTTGACAACATCCATGCAAGTAGATATACATTCTCCAAATTATAGGGGGAATGATGGCATTTAAAGTACCAGAGCAATACCGCTTGAACCATGGAAAATTCGCCACAATAGCCGCAGACGGCAATAATGGAGTATTCCATTTCAGTCTAGGCGGTCCCGAATTCTTAGCGATTGCCGCAGATGGTGCTGGTTGGGAACACGTCAGTATTTCGACCAATAGGCGTTGCCCAACCTGGGAAGAAATGCAGATGATCAAGCTATTATTTTGGGGCGAGGAAGATTGCGTAGTGCAATACCATCCGCCGCAATCGGAATACGTAAATAATCATCCCTACTGTCTTCACCTCTGGCGTCCGATTGATGTCGAGTTGCCGCGCCCGCCATCGTTACTTGTAGGCTTGAAATGATATTATTTTCTATCGCTATTATCTTGTTCCTTGTCGCTCTGGTCATACCTCTTTTTGATCCTTTGAATGCACACTCATGGGCTTGGAATGCAGCAATATATTGCTACGTCCTATTCCTGGTCTTCGCATGTATTGGTATAGTACTATGTTTCATATAACGGTTAGTTCACGGTTATTTAACGGTTAAAGAACGGTTATGAAAATTACGTGTTCCTCTTGCTTGAGACCGACGGCTACCGTCGATGGACCGAAGAAACAAAGCGGTAAGCCGCTCTGTGAAAATTGCCATACTCAGATTGAGAAGCGGAAAAAGATGAAGAAAAATCATTCTGTCTTGTCACACACTAAGGTATTGAAATCTGATCCAGATGCATACACAAATTCAGTTCTGAAACGTTGCGCAGATCAATATTAAGAATTTATGGAAAAATTCACCGCTTATCCTTATGTAAGTACGGAATACAGCGACATTCCATTGACATGGAAGCCAGCTAGTAAAACCGTGGAACAAGAGCGACGGGCAGTAATCATTGGTTTGATCAGTGATATGGATACGGAAGAACTTACCAAAGTTTGGGCTTTCATCTTGCGTACATTGATGAAGCGAAACATAAAGACCTAGTGGTTTAAAATTCCCCCTGAGTTTACTTGACACTATGCTTGCATGAGGTTATACATGCATTATACTTATAAGGAGGCAAGTAAATGTCATTAGACGAAGACGAAGAAGAGTTGAAAACGTTCTATGCGACCTTCGGCTTTAGCCAGTCGCTGGCACAATGTTATGTAAAGGTACGTGCCTTGAGCTATCAAGCTGCGCATCAAATCATGACAAATCACTATGGGACTATGTGGGCTTTTCTGTATCCCGAAGATGAATTGCTATCGGCTATCCATCGTTATGGTTTAGTAGAGGTTCCGCTCGGCACGCGCAATGAAAGAATTGGGAATGATTAAGAAAGAATTAGAAGTTGGCGATGTGGTTCAAATCGATCCGACCTTGAAAGAATGTTTCTTCCGGGGCTGTTTTATGACAGTTACAGAACTGAAACCCTGGGGCGCTCAAGGTTATATTCAGATGATCAGTACCCGAGAAAAAATGGGTGGTCAAGCTTATTTTCGGGCAACCTGGGAACAGATGGAATTCATCGGTAAGACAGCATGGATAAAGGCCGATGATGAGTAATATTAATCCTTCAGAGACTTTACGCCGTATAATCCGGGCGGATGGTTCGGTCGAGTTGCTAGAAGTGCCTCAAACTATTTCTGAAATCCATGCATTAATCAATGCCGATACTCTTGATAGTGTCCGATTACATAATGGTATGGTTATGGCTCTTGACGATATCGGACATCTGAAAAATTTGCCAGTGAACTATGCCGCAACGTTTCTTTACCATGGCGTCTGTCGGCCTGGTGTGCAATGGCAGATTTTGGGGGATGTAGTAATCGTTCCTGACTCAGACTTCGGGAGCCTCGATGATTGAGCTTTTGCCATGCGCGCACTGCGGCAGCGAAGTAGATTTCCATCAGCATAGTGATGGATCGCTTTGCCACATCATCATCTGCAAAGGTTGTAAAGGCGAATTTGACTTGTCTGAAACCGTCCCCGAACAAGATAAGATCAAGGAAGCGGGTCAAGAGGCGATTGGACGTATTTGGAATCAGCGTTGCCCGGATGCCGCAGAACAGGCTAGGGATCGTATCTTACGAAACATTGCTGCCGATTTGAAGAAACGATTCTTTCCGGGTGAACTATGATGGACCGCTATCAAGATGTACAAATCCGGCTTCCCTGGTCGGTGATCTGTCGGCTTGCATGTAAAGCACTCATCAACGGGCTATCGTTTAATAGCCTGATTGAAAAGGCTGTTCAAGACTATGTTATCAAAGAGGGTAAAAATAAATGATCCCTTTATCTCAAACCGAGACAGACCATAGTGAAGAAGTAAAGTTATTTGATGATTGGTTTTATAGTGTTGCGCATCGTCAAAAATATGATCGTGATAACCCAGCTTACCTCGGCGCGCGGGAAGCATGGTTCCAGGTTCAAGCAGACCTAAAACTTGCTGAAGCTGAGATTTCCCGGCAAGTACAAAAGAAAGAAAAATGGAAGTATAAGTTTGAAGAAGGCGAATTGCTTTCTGCCGATCTTGTCATCGCCATAGCATGCTTGATCAAGTCAAAAGGCCGCTTCCATACAGAAAAAAACTACATTGCTCTAGTAGCTGCATATGACGCTTATTTCAAGTACACGCTTGATGCAGATAATGCGTGATTCAAACTGAATGTATTAAGTAAATCAAAGTAACTCAAGGGACCATACGGTCCCTTTTTTTATGCTTAGAGTTCTTGACGATCTATGCAAGCATGGCTTATACATTGCATGACTTAGCAAAGGATATTATGAAAAGAGCAGATAAACAGATAGGCGGGTTCGCAAGAGCCGCAGCATTGACGCCAGAGCGCAGGCAAGAGATCGCTATATTGGCTGTCAAAAAGCGTTGGGAAAACTATGCAGCCATAAAAAAAGCCGGGGAGACCCCGGCCATTGATGGTAATGCATCGGTTAAAGAAAGTATGTCCGATTTTGTTGCTTCCCTTGAGAATGAATCTTCCCCTCATCCGTGTATTTCTTGAGGTAGAACGTCAATCGCTGCTTGATCAAAGCGATGCCTTTTTCTTCGGTAACTTCTAATTTTTCAGTCGCTTTCTTCAAGAGTTCAGCGGTCTTCTGATGCTGATCAGTGATCAAACCAAGCCAGAATTCTGCCCTGGTATCAGGTACTAAGCCGGTACTGCGTGAACGTGGCTTCACGTCCGCTGAGTCAGAAAATTGTCCGAGTTCACCTAAAACAGAAGGGTCAATACTGTTGATTGATTCCATAGCGGCTTGTATTTTTGCTACTTGAATACGGTTAGATTTTACTGCTTGTTCTGCTTTTGCAAGGTCAGTCTGAGCTTTTTCAAGGCTCATATTTAGTTGCTTCATCGCATTAGATAGTGACAATTTGTTCCCCTCTTGTGGTTTAGAAATGCCACTCTAACATAGCCTTGAGAAAATGCAACAAAATTCTCAAGGCTATTTCATACAACATATAGGATCAAACATGAAAAAGACGAAGATGCCAATGTCTCAGTCCGTCCCTGCCATGCCACCTAAAGGTAAGAAACCATCTATGGCAAAGATGCCGACAGACATTGCAAAACGCCCTATGGAGTCGATGCGGAAACCTAAGCCGATTCGTACAAGGAAAATTTGACGATGCCATACCAGAAAAAAGACGCTAAGAAGCACACTAAACAGGCTGCTACGCCAAAAAAACAGCGCCAGTGGAGCCATGTAGCCAACTCGGCTCTAAAAAGTGGTGCATCAGAGGGTTCAGCAATCCGTCAAGCAAATTCCGTTGTTAAAAAATGATGGAACTTTTGACATGTCCCTGTTGCGGGTCTTTGCCTGAAGTAGAGATAACGCCCGAAGCTATACAGGTCCGGTGTTTGGATTGTGGTCTACAAATGAAAAAGCCAGATAAAGACCCGGCTTTAGTCATTGCTGCATGGAACCGTAGAGTTAGATACAGGGCATCTCAATAGGAACATTTACTTTGACACAGACCAAATTGATATCCGCTCTGTGTACATTGTTGAGCGCACTGTTGGTCTATTTGTTTGACTGGATTGTTTTGCCTATATTGTTGTAAAGCTTGTTGATTTGCTTGTGCTTGTTGTAGCCGCAATTGCTGTTGGTACTGCATCTGCTGCGCGACTTGTTCAGGATGATCATCCCTCCATTGTCTTTCTCTATCAAGCTCGGCAGCGATGCCAGCACATCCAGTTACGGAACCAAGCAAAAACAAACAAAGTAGCAGTTTCATAGGTAACTCCAAGTAAGTTGAGAGCTATCAAGGTAGCATAGAAATTGTGAAAACGCAATTACGAATGATGTACAAGTCGCCTTGAGCGGCTTTTTTTTTGGAGTATTCAAAATGGCTTTCTCTCATGGTATCCCTGGTAATCAAGGCGCAATCCCAGCCTTCGGCGATGTTGTTGCATTGTTTCAGTCCGGCAACCCGGCTATTGCTTCTTTAGCATCTGCTGGTGTAACTGACACTTTGACCGGCCAGCAAATGGATGCAGGTATCTATGTTCGTTCAGGCGCAACGGCAGCGGTAACTTCAACTACAGATACAGCTACGAACATCATCAATGCGATTGGTCCAGGCGTCTTTCTAGGGATGACGTTCATGTTTATGTATGTAAACGTCAATACAAGCTCGGGCGCAGTGACGTTAGCCGCAGGGACTGGCGTAACGCTATCCGGGACTACTACGGTTCCAATCGCAGCTATGCGGGTCTTCGTCGGCACCGTAACGAACGTAACTACACCGGCTGTCACTATCCAAGGTGCCTTTGCGGTTGGTTCAGGCGTCATTGCATGAGTCCTGAAGACCGCTATGCCACCGAAACCATTATTCGGGAGCTAGAGCGGCGTAAGCAGCGTAACAAGATCGATACCTTCTACGTCACTCCTGAGAACCGGGCCGGGTATCCGGTTCATATGGCTTTCTTTGAAGCTGGAAAACACTATCGGGAACGGCTCGTTCTCGCAGGTAACAGGACTGGCAAGACAGAATCCATTGGCGGTTACGAAACGGTCCTTCATTTAACGGGGCGTTATCCAGATTGGTGGATAGGAAGGCGGTTTGACAAGCCGGTATCCTGGTGGATTGGAGGCGATACCGCAACCACCGTTCGGGACATCATTCAATTTAAATTGCTTGGGAAAATTGGCGATTTTGGTACAGGTCTAATTCCGGGTAATTTATTGATAGATACCTCTAATAAACGTGGTGTTCCAGATGCTGTTGAGAATATTTATGTAAAGCATCTTTCTGGTGGTCGTTCAGTTGTGCAATTAAAGTCCTATGACCAGGGCCGCGAGGCTTGGCAAGGTACAGAGCAACAGGGCGTATGGTTAGATGAGGAGCCACCTATGCCGATCTATTCTGAAGGTCTCATCAGGACCATGACGACAAACGGCCTAGTGATCCTAACTTTTACACCAATGCTCGGCATGACAGAGGTGACACAGTCGTTTATGGAACATGGTACTTGCGGTGAACCTAAAAAATGATGCGAGACCATTGTGTTAGGTAAATTCTATATAACTTGCAATTGGGATCAGGTTTTACACCTTGACGAAGCGACTAAAAAGGAACTTTGGGAATCAATTCCTGTTCATGAACGTGAAGCCAGGGCAAAAGGTATTCCTTCCATCGGTTCAGGAAAGGTATATCCAATTGACATACAAGAATTAATAGTTGAACCGTTTGAACTGCCGAAATATTGGCCTAAAGGTTATGCCCTAGACGTTGGTTGGAATAAGACGGCTGCTGTATGGGCTGCATTAGACCGTGAATCTGATGTACTTTATCTCTATTCCGAACATTATCAAGGAATGGCAGAGCCTGCCGTCCATGCTTCAGCAATCAAAGCTCGCGGAGAAATGACAGGATTTATTGATCCAGCGTCTCAGGGTAAATCACAAATTGACGGCGAAAAGTTGATTCAGTTATACAGAAATGAAGGTCTAAAACTAGCATTGGCAGATAATGCTAGGGAGGCTGGGATATATGATGTTTATCAACGTATGACATCTGGAAGATTGAAAATATTCAATACTCTAAGCAATCTCTTAAAAGAACTTCCTTTCTATCGCAGGGATACAAACGGCGCAATTGTTAAGAAAAACGATCATGCTCTTGATTGCATGAGATATATCGTTAGAGCAATACCAATGCTTTCATATTCAAATGAAAAATCAGGACATTACACGACAACGCAAGGTGGTATTTCGTATAGAACCTCAAGACCGGGAAGACGATATGGCAACGAGTAAATCATTTGATGAGGCAAAGTGGCGAGCGATAGAGGATATGCATACGCTTTCCCGTGCCAAAGAAATTGAAGCAGATCGTACTCGCATGGCTGCGGCTAAACGTGAGGCGGAAAAGAAAATCAAAGAAATGCAAAAAATAGTTGAGAAAAAACCGACAACGACCTCCCGGAAAAAATGATGGCTGAAGAAAAAATCAAAAATTATGCATCGAATAAGCAATTGCAAGAGAAATGCGCAAGGCTTTACGATCAAATAATTACCGGATTTCGTGAGGAAAAGAAAGATCAAAATGATTCAATAGAAGAATGCTGGGATATCTATAACTGCGAGCTTGGCGATAATCAGCAATATGACGGTGATTCAGAAATATTTGAGCCTATCGTACATGATGCATTAGAAGCGCGTAGAAAACGCTTTACTGGGATGTGCTTTCCCAATGTTGGGAATAACCTTGAGGTAGTTTCAGAACAGGGTGACATGCCAATAGCAACGCTATCTATCTTGCAACGGTATATCAAAGATACGAACCTCCGGGCTGTAGCATCTACTTTATTTCTAAACGGTGATATCGAGGGGCAATGGTCCGTTATGCCCGGATGGAAGCGTAAAGAACGGAAAATCACGCGAAAAGTTCAGAAGACGCTTGACGGTACGACAGAGGATTATCCCGATGTAGAGACTGAAACAATCATTGATGAAGGACCAGAATTAACAGTTATTCCGGCTCAAGATTTATGGGTCTTTCCAGCAACTGTCTCAGATATTCAAGATGCCGAAATCGTCGCAGTCGCAATGCGGCTAACAACCGATGCAATTGACGATATGGTCGAGGAAGGAATATTTCTCAAGAGCCAAGTCAAGCTTTTGACGAAAGATGCAGGAGATGAAAAAGTAATTTGGGCTGAAAAAGCTAGGACAGCAGAGGCCGGGATTAAATTGAAATCAGGTCAAAAATTTGGCTTGATTTATATGGTATTTGCCAAGTTAAAACTTGATGGTGAAAAGAAGCCAGCAATTATATATCTTGGTGGACCGGATAATGTACTAGGAATCATTGCTAATCCTTATTGGAACCAAAAAATCCCGATGATTTCTGAGCCAGTAGATAAAGTTGCTGGTTCATTTTGGGGGCGCTCTAAAGTTAAGAATGTCGCACCATTGCAATATGAATTAAACGATATTACTAATATGGGAATGGATTCGGCAATGTATTCTCTTATGCCAATCGTGATGACAGACCCATTAAAGAATCCACAATATTCGTCTATGGTTATGGCAATGGCTGCTGTCTGGTCTACCAATCCAAATGACACTAAGGTAGTGGAATTCCCGCCACTTTATCAACATGCTTTGACGATTAAGGGCGCGATCAAAGCTCAGATCATGGAATCGATGGATGTAAATGAAATAATGCTTGGTCGTCCACCGTCAGGAAAGAAAAATGCACAAGCAATTGGCGCACAAAGCCAAGAAGCAATGGCAACGATTGGAGATGTAGTTAAGCGTTTTGAATTTGGAATTATGAATCGAATCATGGAATGGTTTTATGACCTAGATTTACAATTCCGTGATGAAGAACTAGCCGTCATGATTGATGGCGAGCATGGCGTACAGAGTTCTATTGAAAAAATTCCACCGCAACAGGTTGGACATCGGTATTGGTTCAAATGGTTAGGTGCAGATAAAGCGATGGGTGCGCAGAACAATCAACAAATGATCTCTTGGATGAATGTTTTACGTGGTATGCCGCCGCAGGTTCTAAATGGTCGAAAACTTGATCTTGGTCCGATGATTGATTTCCTAAATGAAGCTGTTTTAGGTCCGACTATGGCACAAAACGTCTTGATCGATGAACGTACTAAAATTTCTGTACCGGCCTCGATTGAAAATGAATTCATGGTCAATAATATTCCTGCGATTGTCTCCCCACTTGATGACGATGTTGAACATATCAAAGAACACCAACAAGGCGCGCAAGTAACTGGCGACCTAAACGGGAAATTCCGCCAGCATATCCAAGAACATATCCAAGCGATCCAGAAAAAGCAGCAACAGGCCGCACCACAGGGCTACCCAGGCACGCCGGGAGGCTTAGGAGGTAGTAACCCCCCAGGAGTAGCAGGAACACCGCGCCCTGGGGCTGTACCGGCTCCACCAAAGGCAGGCCAGCAACCGCCAGGTGCAGTGAATCCACAACAGATGCAAGACGCCCAGGCACAAGCGCCAGGATAAAGGAAAACTATGTCAACAAACCAAATTATTACGGACTGCTATGACTATGCACAGACAAGTGCGACGGTTAACGTCGCTACTGTTGGAAGTGCAACAGCATCTAATGGATTTATCAGAGGAATTTTTGTTTCTGCTGCTTCTGCAACTCCGACCATTACGGTATATGACGATCCAGCCGCAGGGACATCAACAAAGATAATTGATACTTTTATTCCGGTTGCATCAACTTTTTATTCTCTTCCAGCTAAATATAAAACTGGGTGCAATGTCGTAATTACTGGAACGGTAAGCTGTACTATTTTTTACAATCGTCCATAGGTGGAAAAATGATTACTCTTCCAAGTAGATACCAAAATCCTACCCAGCGGCAGGCCGATTTAACTCAGGATATGACTGATTTGGCTAGTGTTGTAACGCAAATTAATGCTGGTTTATCTCCCGATATTATTTCTTTTCTGGACGTATATGATTCAACGGCTTCACAACTAATTCCATCCACACCGACGGTTATAGTATTCCCAACCGTTAATTCTAATGTAAATATGGGATATGATACAGGTACAGGTATAGTTACTATCATAACCCCTGGTATTTATTCCATTATTTTAGCTGTAAATTGTTTTAATTCTGTTTTAACTACAGTTTTTTATGGCGCAGAAATAAATACTGGCTCTGGATTTTCAGCAGTAACATTATCTGGTAGGCAGCAAAATATAAATGTCAATATTCAGGGTCAACTTATATTTTCAGTAAATGCCAATTTTGTCGCGGGACAGCAAATAAAGTTCTATATGTGGGCAAGTAATGGAACTGCAACATTTAATACCACTACTCTAACGTCTCTGCCTGATGGCGCTTTAATGGTTCCGGCAAAGAGGATAACGATTGCAGGTTCTAGCTCATAAATGAGGTAAACATGTCTATTACATTGCCAGCCGCATATCAAAATGCAGCTATTAGGACAGCAGATGTTACGCAACAAATGCTCGATCTTTATACTGTAGTACAACAAATAAATTCAGGAATTTTGCCTAGAGTTGTCCAAACTGTAGTTGCATTAACTGGGCAAACTATTCAGATGACAGATAATTCGGCAGATGGGACATTATTTTTAACGCCTGCTGGGACACTTGCAACTCTAACAGTTAATTTTCCGAGTGATGCTAATAGCATACTCGGGCAAATGCGCATTCTAGCGACTACACAAAATATTACTACGCTTACATTAGCAAATGCTATATTTCTAAATATGATTACGACCATAAATGCAAATGATTGTTTTGCATTTCAAAAAGTAGCTGCAAATACTTGGATATTTGTACAATGAAAAACCTAACTATTGTATTTTTATTGTCTATCAGCAGTATCTGTTTTGCTGGTCCCAATGACATTTTATTTTCACAACGGAATTCTACTGATACTGGTAACAATACAAGACAGCCAACGCATCCTTCGACCATGGGCGTAATGATTTATGACTCTGTAAATCTATTGCCCGGATATGCAACGCTTGGAACTGGAATTAGTATTGATGCTGGAGTCCTGAATATCACCGGTGTTTCAGGTCCGACAGGACCACAAGGGCCGACTGGTGCAACCGGCGCACAAGGTCCAACGGGTAGCACAGGTCCGCAAGGTACAACCGGTGCGACAGGAAGCCAAGGTATCCAGGGTGATATCGGGCCGCAGGGGATAGCAGGTCCGACAGGGGCAACTGGTTCAACCGGGGCAACAGGTCCACAAGGTACGGCAGGAGCAGATGGCGCTACCGGGGCAACGGGCGCTGCCGGTGCTACGGGAGCAACTGGAGCTACGGGGCCGCAAGGAACAGCAGGAACGCCAGCCGCAACGCCTAGCCAGTCATCCGCATCCCGTTCCTTAAACAGTGTTTTCCAGGTAAGCGCAAGCCGTCCGGCGCTTATGATCTACAGCGTACAGATAACTACTACGGTTTCCATTGGAAGTAATCAAGATGGTGACGTAATACTAGAAATCGCAAGTGATTCAGGTTTCACTACGAATGTTCAAACTCTTTCAGTCGGTGAAAATTCCCAAACGGTTACTCTTGCGGCAGCTCTAAATTCTGTATTGGCGCAAACATTCGTTGTCTCTGGATTCGTACCAACTGGATATTATGTTAGATTGCGGACCGTAAATAATACTGGAACGCCAGCATTCTCATATCGATTTGGTCAAGAAATTTTGATGTAATAACTAAGGAAATTAAAATGCCAGTCACTTTACCTAATACTTATCAAAATGCACCTAGTCGGCTCGCAGATGTTACCCAAACAATGCTTGATCTCTATAACGTTGTTCAACAACTTAATGGTGTAACCGGTACTGGTATCGGTTATGTGACTGGTCAAGGTGCTGGCGGTGCAGTCAGTCAACTTACTGACCGGACTACTGCGGTAACATTAAATAAACTTACCGGCCAAATCACTGGTCAGGCAACATCGCTTGCGGCATCTACTTCGGTAAGCTTTACTGTTAATAATAGTCTTGTTGCTGCAACAGATACTATATTGCTTAATTTGGCCGGCGGTTCAACTGCTAGTACATCTATTTTCACTGTCTCAGCAGTAACGAATGGAACGTTTGTAATTCGCATTGCTAATCTTAATACTGCAACGGCTGATACGCTTTCTCCATTGATTAATTTTACTGTAATCAAAGGTTCAAATAATTAAGTAGTCCAATAGCATAATGATGAGCCGAAAGGCTCTTTTTTTTCGCCCGGCAAAACGTTATTTGCCATATTCGACCTGTTCACGTTATGGACATTCGGAATTGTGATCGTTAATTCACTCAAGAGGAAAAAATGGCTGAGAATACTGTAGATGTAGAAGCATTAAATCAAGGTTTGAATACTTCAACTGATGATGATGATGGCTACGGCCAAAATGCAGAGGAAGAGAATGTTGATGAATCAACAGGAACTGAATCTGAAGGAGTCAACTCAGAAGAAGAAGGTGAAGAAGAAATTCCACCTAAACAAAGCAAGGTGGAAACAGATGATGATGAGCCAAAACCTTTAACCCGTGGTCAACAGCGTATCCAAGCACTTGCCAATGAAAAGAAATTGGCTGAACAGCGTGCCGAACTCCTAGAACGGCAATTGGAAATGGAGCGTCAGCAGCGAGTACAGCCGCAGCGGCCACAGGAAGAGGAAAACCTTACCGACCTTGAAAAATGGCAACGTCAAGCAGATCAGACTATCCGGCAAGTTCAGTTTCAGAATTTGGATATGCAAGATCGTTCCAATTTCTTAATGCAGGTATCTAAAAACCCAGCAGAAGCGGCTTATATCGATAGGGTTGAACAAACCTTAGCCGATGCACGGAAAAATGGTTTTAACCCTAAACGAGACGATGTATTGATTCGCCTAATGGGTATGGATGCCCGTAGCAAAATGAAACAGGCACCGGCTGTCAAACGCGAAGCAGCCGAGCGCGTTACAGCCGCAAAAGGAAAACCTCTTGCTAATAAATCGAATGTGGTAACAACAAAGACCGAGACGAATGAATATGATCGGCTCAGAGACATTATCCTATGACCGCCTAACCCGGGCGGTTTTTTATTTGGAGTTTAAAAATGGCAAACGTAAATAAATCAGCGTCATTTAGCGCGGATATCAGTAATTACATCCAGAAAAAAACACTGCCTTTGGCACAACGTCAACTCGTTGCATTCCAATTCGGTATCCCGCTGACGCTGCCGAAAAATCGTGGTACTAGCTATACGGCAACTCGTTATTCGCGTGTCAATCTGCCAGGTGCGCCACTTGCTGAGGGCGTGCCTTCGGTTGGTGAAATCATGCCGATCAGCCAACAGGTTGCAACGGCTCAACAATGGGGCGATTCGATCTATATCACTGACGTGGATATGCTAACCATTGAGCATAATCTGTTTAAGGAAGCAATGCGTTTGACCGCTTTGCAACTGTCAGAAACGCTGGAACGTAATACCCAAAATGCCTTGATGTCCGGCACGAATATCGGGTATGCCAACTTCAAAACGACCCGTGCATCGTTGCTGTCTACGGACGTTCTCGGCGTGACTGAAATCAATAAGGCGGTTGGTTCGTTGAATACGGTAGGCGCACCGAAGTATGGCGCTCCCGATTTTGAGGACCAGAAAGAAGAACTGGACATCGTGCGCGGCGGTGGCAAGAACAAACCGCACTATGTTGCTGTCATCCATCCGCTAGTCGAGCAGGACTTGCGCTCTAACACAACGATGACTAATGCATGGTCGTATAGCGATATCGATGTGCTTTACAACATGGAGGTCGGCGTTTGGGGTGGTGTTCGCTTCACGTCCACCAACATGACGCCTTGGTATTTGGGTGCAGCGTTGATTACCGGTACTTCTTCGGGTGTCGGCACCTTCACTACTGCCAACTATCAACTGTTCATTACCGAGACCGATCCTATCTTTGGATACGAACGGATCGTCCATCAGTCGAGCGGCAACATCGCAATGACTGCGGGACAAGGTATGTCGGTGGTATTGCCAGCGCCAACCGTGGCCGGTTACACCTTCAATGCCTACCTGTCGGCTGCTGGCGGCTCTACGCCGTTCACCTTGGCTCTGTCGGCTGCTGGTCCGACGGTCGGTGCGTTTGCTGGCTATGCGACGCAAATGGCAGGCTCTCAGACAGTTTTGCTGACCGGTCCTGGTCCTACGGTGTCTTCATTGCAAAACAGCGCCACGCCTTCCCTGGTGGCTCCTGCTGCACCAGCTACGGGTGTGACTGTCTATCCGTCCTTCTTCATCGGCAAAGGTGCATACGGTCAAGTGACGCTTGACAGTGCGCAATTTGAGTACCTGAACAAAGCGGATAAATCCGATCCGCATAACCAATTGCGTGTGATTACGTGGAAGATTTTCTACGGTACGATGATTTTGAACCAAGCTTTCTTTATGCGGTTTGAATCTGGATCGAATTATGCCAATGTCATCACCAATGGCGCATTGAGCTAATCAAATGGGGAGTCTTCGGATTCCCCTTTTTTTTGAGGAAAAAATGAAAACGAAAATTGAAGAAGAACAAGCATTGACTGAAGAACAATATGGAATGCTAAGGGATGCAGAACGCGAAGAACTTGAACAATTGCGAGCGGAGCGTGATGTCCGGGAACTTACTGAAAAAAAACGGATTGATGCAGAACAACGCGCTGCAACAAGTATTACTTTGAATCTTCCACCAGCCGCAGGCCGGGGCATTCATCTGGCCGGAAAAATGTATTATCACGGTCAAACCTATAATGTCTCTAATGATGTTAAATGGACATTGGAAGAGTGTGAACGTCGATGCTGGGCACATGAATCTTCGTTGCATGAATCGGAAAACAAAGGTCGCTCGCAACGTCGGGCATTTATTGGCACAGGAGTTTAAAAAATGAGTGATAAACCAGGCTATCTTTTTCAAGCATCGATCCAGATTGGTGAACGTATGGCGCTTACCGTCAGCGGTAACTTGCCATCCGATGCTGAAGCAAAATCTGTCGAAGCGGAATTGGATCGTATTTTTAACGCTATGGAAAAACAGGAACTGAAGCGAATGAAACTTCCCGCTATCAAAGGGGCGCTAATGGACCAAAAAGACGCACTGGAACGGACTAAAAAACGTTATGAAGAACTGGCCTTCCAGGAGCAAGGGCGTAAGTTGAATAACGCTGAAAAAGCACAGCAAGAGACGTGTCATAAACAGATCGAGAAATTGACTGAAGACGTACAAAAAGGTGAAGAAATTCTTCAGGCGATGGAAAAAGAGGCAGCGTAATGTTAACCGCATCCCAAATAATTAATTTGGCTGTTCAGATTGCAAAAGTCCCAGGCATGACGACTCAAGCAGGCCAATTCTTGAATGCACGTTTGATTCAATTGGCTCTCGATCAGGATATGGATATCATTCGTAGGACAACGACGATCAACGTCGTAACTGGGCAAGCTTCTTATGCACTTCCAGTTAATTATCTGAGGATGCGGGAAGCATTTTATAATATCAATGGATCAGTATTTTGGTTAGTACAGCTTGCACTAAAAAACTATGATCAACTAAATACTAACCCTGGTTTGACTGATTACCCATATTACTATTCGACAGATATCGGAACAACTCCACCGACACTATTATTATATCCACCTCCATCATTAGCTTTTACTCTTAATATCCGTTACATGGATAATCTTGTTGAGATTGATGATCCTGAAAATTCTCAAGTTATACCTTGGTTTCAAGATCAATCATTGTTGATAAACATGGTCGCAGAAAATCTAATGAGTATTTCTGATGATACGCGAGTGGAAATGATGTTTCGCCAGAATGATGATAAATTCCGGCGATTAATTCAAATGTCTAATGACAAAGAAAATTATGCAATTGTAGTCGAAAAAGATGAAAGAACTTTTCGGACTGCGAGGCGAGTCAGACCAACTAAATTACAAGGTGGATGGTAATGCCTATCCGTAATTCTACACCTGTACAGTTTATTCCGGTTGGCCTTACAGACGCAGTAGATCAATCGGCATCATTCCCAGGGGCATGTCAGGTACTATCAAATCTTGTATTTGATAGAGAAAATCGTGGTGAAGTAATTCCTAGAGCCGGTGTTTTACAAGTTAATACATTCTTGTCATTTTTAAATCCTGGTGTTATTTCAGTTATGTTTTCTGTAGGAACTATAATTTATGGAATGATTGCGACAAATAGAAATCCAGGATTTGATGAGCCATTTGTATATGATACCGTAGCCAATGCATTTATTACGGTAAGTAACGTTACCCCTACAAATGTTCCTGTTACACAAGCGACGACTGGTGATTGGGTTCCTCCAACGATGGATGCAAGCGGAATCTATATTGTAGTTACGCATCCGGGATTTAATTTGACTAATTTCTTTGGATGGTTTGATGTAACGAATCCAGCAGCGCCAGTATGGAATGCAGGTAATACGACTGTCAATGCACTGCCAACTAAACCGCAATGGGTAGCACAATTTTTTGGAAGGTTCTATTTTGGTTTGGGCAATACAGTCGTCTTTACAGATGAATTGCTGTTATCAATTAGCAATACAAACTTTGCCGGTGCATTAACCATTGGAGATCAAAGCACTACTACGGGTGCAGTAGGCTTACCGATGAATCAAACAACCGGTGGGGTTTTACAATCATTACTGGTATTTAAACAGGCTTCAATATGGCAAATCTTTGGTGATATCGCACTAACAAATAATCCATTATCGCTGTCCAAAATAGTAGCAAATGTCGGATGTGTTGCTCCTAGAACGATCCAAAGTACGCCAATGGGTGTGTTATTTATTGCCAATGATGGTCCTAGAATGATCAATCTAGGAGGAGGTGTAACTTATCTACAAGTTAGACAAGGCGTTACCCCTGATATTGTTGAGCCATTTTCAACTGCTACTAATCAATCAAGAACGGTTGGCGCTTATTCCAATGGTATCTATCGAGTATGCCTAGACGGAAATATTACTTCTTGGGATAGCAGTTTTACTAATCAAGATTATTGGTATGACTTCATATATCAACGATGGAATGGTCCACATACATTTGATTATCACTGTGCTGTTGGAGTTCTTCAGACGTTCTTTATCGCATCGAATTCAATGCCTGGTATTTTATTTCAAAGTAATGTATCTAATCATCCATCGGCGGTATATCAAGATAATGGTGTGGATATCCTATCAGAATTAGTATCGACAGCTATAGAAGGCGCACCAATGACAATGAGTTGTGTCATTGAATCAACGATAGAGTTAAGAGGTGCTGGAATAGGAATTGTTTATTATATTTCTATGTATGATGATCAAAATAACAATCTATCTCCTGCTACTATAAAATTGGATGAAATAAACCCGTTATGGGGTTCTGTTAAATGGGGTCAGTTCACATGGCGATCTGCTGTCATCAATGGACAAGTTTTTACTATACCTTGGATCAATCCAGTAGTTTTTAAGAAGATGGTTTTTGCAGTTAGGGTTACATCGGCATTAAACGTCTCCATCAAAGCAGCATTTTTTAGACTTCAAACTCTTGGATATACCAATGCGTAATTTCTTGAAGATTTGCGAAGGTATAAATGTCGATCCATTGAATTTTATTCTAAAAAGAAATGAATATCTTTGGAATCAAAAAACACTTAGAAAAGATCAGGATAATTCTCCACATCTGGCGATGTCTGACATTTGGGTAAGATATAACGATGATAAAGAGAATAAGAGAACCGGTGACTATTCTGATTTTCATAATTTACATTATCCAATATGGTATCCATCTATCAATCAGTTACCAATGATAAGGAATATCGCTTTAGGTCTAATGACAAAAATGTCCGCTGTACATCTTGGTGGAATACTTATAACAAAGATTCCTCCTGGTGGGCGTATAGAGCCGCATATAGATAATAATTGGCATGCTAATTTTTTTAACTGCAAACTATACATTCCAATCCAAAGTAATCAAAAATGCTTTAATCGGTGCGAAGATGAAGTTGTCGTTATGAATTCTGGAGAATGCTGGTACTTCAATAATAATGTTGAACATGAAGTTATAAATAATGGAAATGATGATCGTATAACTTTAATTATTTGTATGAGGGTAGAATGAAATTAAGCGATATTGAATTGACGAAATGCGAACAGCCAGAAACAGAAGAATTCTATCTTGCTGATGACGTTTTCGTTAAATCAGGAATATTTAAAAATGCTGGAACTGTAGTTCCACAACATAGCCATGAATATGACCATACGACATTTATCGCTTTAGGTGAATTACATGCTTGGTGTGATGAAGAATATTTAGGACATTTTAAAGCTCCATGTGCGATTTTCATCAAGAAACATTGTCAGCATACGTTCATGACAACGACCGCTAACACTACGATTTTGTGCATCCATAATATTTCTAGGTCCGGGATAGTCGATGTTCATGATTTACACGACCTCAAGTTTTAAATAAATCCGCATAAACAGTTACTGAGCCGCTTTAGAGCGGCTTTTTTTATTGGAGAAATAATTATGCCTTGGGCAGCGGTAGCAGGAGGAGTTGCAAGCGCAGTGGCTGGAAGTGCCTTATCTGGCGGTGGCGGGGGTGGTGGCGGGGGTGGTGGAACAACAGGAGGAAGTGCGCCGCCCGTATATATTCCAACTAATCAAGCCGGTATGGATGCGAATTTTAATCAAAATATTAATCAATATCAGAATCAGATTAATCAAACGCAAGGTCAAGTATCACCATACAATCAACAATTACTTAATTCTCAATTCAATAATCCCGCATATCAAACTGCTGCAATTAATTCAGGTTGGGCACAAAATGTTTATGATTTAAATTCGCAGCAGCAGCAAGGCGCATCGATGAGTGATTATAATTACGCAAATCAACAGAATGCGAATGCTGCTCAAGCAAATCAATTATTTCAATCTGGATTGGGAAATGTACAAAATTCAGTAGCTGGTCTATATAACCAAGCAAATGCATCAAATCAGACATATCAAAATCTACTGAATTATCAGAATGCACAAATGCCTAATGTGGCTAATTCTCAAAGTAATTTATATGGGGCTGGTAATCAGGTATTAAACACGGCAATGGACCCGCAAAATGCACTATATAACCAAACCTTACAACAAGTAACAGACCAATCGAGGGCAGGCGAATATGCGCGGGGAATCCAATCTAGTCCATATGGCGCAGCAGTAGAAGCATCTAATAACCAGAATTTCAACTTGAATTGGCAGAATCAGGAATTGGCTCGGCAAACACAGGGACTCTCTGCGGCCCAAGGTGCATATGGTTCGGCTCAAGGATTAGGGAATAGTTATACTGGAGCAGTAGCAGGGTTGCAATCTGGTCAAAATACACAAAATATCGATTTGACCAATGCGGCGCAAAACCAATATACAAATTATTTGAATGCGATGAACCAAAGTAATTCTGTTAATACTCAAAATATCGGTGCTGCACAACAAAATGCTTCTAGTCTTGGAAATCAGGCGGCACAATCTGTTTACAATGCTGGGCAAGTTCCATTTAATACAAGTCAGCAGATATATGGCGCACAAAATCAAGCATTGCAAAATTATCAGGGGAATACTCAGCAATATTTATCTGGATTAAATCAACTTCAGTCAAATGATCTGTCTTATATGAATTATGGACAAGGCGCGCAAAGTCAAGGATATGGCCAGAATATGCAAAACCAAGCGGCGCAAAATCAGGCAATTAGTCAAATTACTGGGCCACTTACCGGGGCATTTTCAAATACAAATTGGGGGAATGTTTTCGGGAATTCTGGATGGAATGCTCCAATGAATTCAACTTATATGTCTCCTAGTAATTTGTCTACCAATCTAGGTACAAGCGATGTTTTTAGCGGATTCACCAGTAGTTAAGGAATAAAAAATGGCAAATTTTCTTGGGAATTTAGGTGCTGCTTTTCAAGGCCAACAAAATTATCAAACATATCTCGATCAACGGGAAGCTGCTAAGTTAAAAATTGAAGCTGATAAAGCGAATTTGGCTCAGATTCAGGATTTATCCGATCAAGCCAAGCAACAACGACAACGCCAGTCTCAAGTTGATAAATCAACATTGGATTATCTAGCTCAGTTCGGACAGGGAGTGCAAGGGATCGGTGCGCCACCGCCAACCGGCCAAACGCCCGCGCCTGGGCAACCATCTGTACGGATGATGCAGCCACAACAAACACAACAATATCCACCTGTACAACGTTCTATCGGTCCACCATCACAGCTGCCGCCACAAGGCGCACAACAAGGCGGTCCACCTCAAGGAATGCCACCTCAAGGTCCGCCGCAGGGTATGCCGCCAGGAGGGCCACAGCAGCAAATGCCGCAAGGGATGCCACAACAGGGCATGCAACGCCCCTCGATGCCGCCACAGGGACAGATACCGCCTTACCAAACGGTACGGCCACAAATGCCACCGCAACAGCAACAAGGTATCCCGCCACCACCGCAACAGGCGAACGCACAACCGCCCGGACAGATGAGTATCCAAGATGCCGCAAAATTCATCAAGGATCAGGGTATTAGCGACCCTACGACAGCGATGCAAATATTAGATAAGTTGACGCCATATTTGAATAATGATGCACGGCAAGAAGCAGCTAGTTTAAAAACGCAGATGGATCAACAGAATAAAGTACAAGCATTACAAGAAAAAGCACGCGAGGCAGATAAAGCTTCTGAAGACCGTAAATTGTCTGTTTCTGAACGACAATCTGCCGCAGCGGCTGCAAATCAAACTCGCCAGATGCTAGGTGTAATGATGGGGAATATCGCGCAACAGAATGCTAATACAAGGTCATCGACATTAAAAAATAAAATTGCTGCTGGTGGAATATTAAATAAAGATGACTATGATTTGATCGCTGATCAGGTATTAGCAGGCGATAAAAGTGTTTTAACAGGTCTTGGACGCGATCCAAAGGCTATAGCCTCAATTCGTTCTGCTGTTACACGAAAAGCAAAAGAGCAAGGAATAACCGGTGCTCAACTTGCTGCAACAACCGCTGAATTTGCGGGATTGATATCGGGAGAAAAAACATTAGCCACTAAAACAGCGAATATCGGTATGGCTGGTAATGAAGCTAAAACATTTGCACAGAATGCTCTTGATGCATCTGAAAAAGTAGATCGTACTCAATTTCCTGACCTGAATAAGATACTGATATCTGGAGAAAAGAGGATAGGCAATCCTGATGTAGTAGCATTTGGCTCATATAATAATTCATTGATTAACGCATATGCTCGTGCAGTTAGTCCATCTGGAACACCAACTGTCAGTGATAAAGATCATGCACGAGAAATATTGGAAACCAATTTTAGTAAAGGACAATATAAAGCTGGTGTTGATGTAATTATGAAAGAAATTGATGCAGCTAAACAGGCTCCCGGACAAACAGCACAAGAATTGCGAAATCTCGCTATTGGTCGCCCACGCGATACGGCACAGGTAGGAGGGCAGACAGCACAGCCGGGTGCATTGGTATTTTCAAACCAAGCAGAACTTAAAGCAGCTATCGCAGCAGGAAAAGTAAAAAAAGGCGATACATTTACTGATCCATCCGGCAATCCCCATACGGTGAACTAATGGCAGATTATGATTTCGGTGACTTGGCTTCACCAGTAAAAAAGCCTGCTGCTAAAAGTTACGATTTCGGGAGCCTAGCAAGCCCTGCCACGCCTAAAGAGGTAGAAAAATCGTCATTCTTGTCTAAGGCTGCAAACGTCTTAGGTCCGCTGGAAGCAATCGGCAATCTTGCATCAGGAACCATTGCTAAACCTCTTTCCGATGTCGCGGGGCTTGCTGCCGTGGGCAAAGAAATGATTTCACCAACGCCCGGTGGTGGAGACCCGCAAGGGTTCAAGAACTACGTACAAAATGCCTTGACCTATCAGCCACGTACAGAAGCCGGAAAGATGGCGGCTGAGTACAACCCGCTGGCCTTAGCTGGAAAAGGTATAGGAAAGGTAGCCGATGTGGCCGCGAACATTGCCGCAGGTGATCGTAGCAATACGGCTCGTTCCATGGGTGCAGATGCGCTTAGAGAGGTTATCAATCAAGCTCCGGGCTTCATAGCGCCTGGGCTTAAAGGAAGGGCAGTAGCGCGTCTTACGGGGGAGGAAGCAAGCCTAGCGAAACAGAAATTACAGAATGCTCCCGCTGATGCCGCGCTCGCACAGGCTCGCGGTCAAGGCTATGTTTTTCCTCCTTCGGTAGCACGCAACACGGGTCCGTTGAGTAGCTTCTTCCAAGGGGAAGTGGGTAGCACAAAACTTGATTATGGATCGTCCTACAAGAACCAACGTGTTACGAATTCTCAGATTAAAACTGAGCTTGGTTTGCCAGCCGATGAAGCGATTAGCAAGTCGTCACTGAATGACATTCGGGATAAGGCAGGGGATGCCTACGAAGCTGTAAAAACAGCCGTTCCACAACTTCAGACGACCAAAGCTTTCAAAGATGCATTGTCAAATCCTAATAGTAAATTCGACAAGGCAAGGTCGGAATTTCCTGAATATTTCAAGGATGCAGAGATTGAAAAACTGACTAAAACGCTGTCAAAACCCCAGTTTTCGTCTGATGCAGCCATCCAGATGCAGAAAAAATTGCGATACGATGGCAACGCAAACCTGAAAGCTTTTGATAAGCCAAATCAGCAAGCTTTAGGCGAGGCACAGCTAAATGCAGCCAAGGCGATTGACAATCTGATTGATGAAAACCTAGCCATGAAAGCACCGCTAGGAGTCAATAATTTTCAGTCTAAACTTGCAACCAATCTAGCCAGTGCGCGGAAGACGATAGCCCAAACGTACGCCGTCGAGGGAGCCTTAAACGATGCTACAGGCAACGTCTCGGCTCGATCCTTAGCCAAGCTATGGCAGAAGCAAGGAACGCTTACAGGAGGGCTTAAAAACGTCGCTGAATCCTATACTGCCTTCCCGAAACAGCTACGCGATGTTGATACCCTTCCAGCAACAGCGAGTGAAAAAATATCAAATCTTGACGTAGGAAAAGCCGCTATGCTAGCCGGATTAGGACATGGTGCGCTAGGTGTAGCAAGTACCGTTGCGCGGCCTTTGGTAAAACCTATTCTGCTTTCGGACTGGTATCAAAATGCAAACCTCAAACCACCAACTTACAAGCCAGGATTAGGCTATACGCTTCCAGCGGGAGCGGTAACCGATCCGTACGCTTACCTGGGAATTCCTAAACCGCCACAGGATAATAAACAATGAGAATACTACTCATAGACGTAGGCGGTAATTTCCTCGATTTCGCCTTACGCTGTATCGCTGCGGGTCATACAGTGAGATGGTTTATTGCTCCCGGTAAAAATGGTGAACGCCTACCAATCGGTGATGGTTTAGTGGAAAAAGTCAACGAATGGCAGAAGTGGATGGGGGCGAGCGACCTCATCCTTACATCAGACAATACCCGTTACATGGTCGCACTAGAACCATATAGGAAGCTAGGCTATCCAATCTTCGGCCCGAACGTAGCGGGTGCTGAAATGGAGCTAAACCGAAGCATTGGACAGGATGTGTGGAAGCAAGCCGGTGTCCCTATCATGGAGTATAAAACGTTTCATTCCTATGATGATGCTATCAAATTTGTTGAAAAGAATGCCAATAAACGATATGTCTCAAAGCCAAGTGGCGATGCTGACAAAGCCTTATCTTACGTATCAAAGGATGCGGGTGACATGCGAGAAATGCTAAGGCGCTGGAAGAAAAAAGGAAAATTGCAGCAGCCTTTCATTCTCCAAGAGTTTAAGCCAGGTATAGAGGTCGCTGTCGGTGGGTGGTTTGGTAAGCATGGATTTTCTGAGAATTTCAATATCAATTTTGAACATAAGAAATTTTTGACAGGAAACCTATCATGCAATACAGGGGAGCAAGGAACGGTAATTTACTATACAAAAGCTGAAAAGCTTGCTAGAGAAATCCTTTTACCGTTATCAGACTATTTGCATAGCATCGGATATACCGGCTATATGGATGCTGCGGCGATTGTTGATAAAGATGCTGCTTGGCCTTTAGAAGTAACGGCAAGATTTGGCTGGCCACACAAGCAAATTATCACTTCCCTACATGATAGCGACCCTGCCGAATGGATGGCTGATTTATTGGACGGATACGATACCTTAGAGACAAAAAAAGGAATCTGTACAGGAGTAGTGGTAACAATGGGGGACTTCCCTTTTAACGTCAAGCCAAGGGATGAAAATTGCGGTATCCCGATCTACTGCGATCATAACGAACATATACATCCTGCGGAAATCATGGCTGGAACTTGTTCACATATTATAGGAAGCAAGCTAATCGATCTTCCTACATGGGTCTCTGCTGGTAACTATCTTCTAGTCGCTACAGGAATAGCCAATACGGTATCAGGATCGTCTAAAAAAGCCTATGAAGTCATCAAAGAAATTGATATCCCAAATAGTCCAGGATACCGGATTGATATTGGCGACCGGCTGAAGAAAGAACTTCCAGAACTTCAAAAATTGGGATATTGCAAGACAATTTCATATTGATTTAAATAGATAACCAGCAAGACCGCCTTCGGGCGGTTTTTTTTTGGGGAGAAATAAAAAATGTCGATCATAACAGTTCCTTTACCGATCCAATTACTTAATGGAACCGTCGCAGATGCTGGGCAAGTAATGACAGATTTAAATGCTATTGCATCTAATGTAAATGCAAATGCAGCAAAGAATGGCGTCAACAGTGATATTACCTCTTTAACTGCACTCATTTCTATTGCACCGGGATTGACTATTACTGGTGCAACGATAATGGGTTCTATATTTTCAGGTGGAAGCATTGTCGGATCAACTATTGATTCAACTACCACAGGTATTACACAACCGACTGGAACGAATACGACGCAGTTAGCTACTACAGAATTTGTAAATAACATTGCATTTGATACAGCGTTACCAGATCAAACCGGGAATGCTGGGAAGTTTGTTTCTACAGATGGGACTAATGCATTTTGGACATTTATTAATCTAGCTATTAACGTAATCGGTCAACTTCCATTAGCTAATGGTGGTTCTGGTGGACAATCTGGCGCACCTGATTTTCTCCTATTTCAACAAGGAATAATTTAAATGACAGCCCAAGCGCAATATGTAAATATCCCACGCACTCCCTTAGTAACAATTTCAGTAGCTAATACCGCACGCGACGGAACCGGCACATTAGGAATTGTTGCTACTGCTCCCGGAACTCCGGGTAATGGAAGGCGCTTTGATCGAATTCAAATTATTGCTGGAGGTACGACTACTGTTAATGTAGTACGACTATTCATTACGCAAGGTAGAGTAGGGGCTGCAATTACCTCAGTTACCGGAGTAGGCACTACGGCAACGGTTACGACCTCTATTGCACATGGTATGACGACAGGCGATTTAGTGACGATGCAAGGATGTTTTCCATTTAATTATAACGTTAGTGGCGTAGCTGTAATAGTAACTGGTGCATCTACTTTTACTTATATTATGGCTAGTACGCCGACTGTTTTAACAGCGTCAACTATCGGATCATATTCTACTACGCCTGCAATTCCAGTCACTCAATTATGGCGGGAAATTCTAGTTCCTGCTATCACGCCTAGTACATCAGTAGCGGTTTATTCAACTACTATTTCAACTGCAAATGCTGCTGATACTGGTTATATGCCACTCATTTTAGATGCAGGGCATAGCCTAAGAGCAAGTACAAATAATGCAGAAACTTATTATATCGATTCTACTAATTGTGGAGATTTCTCATGAACTTCGGTTTATATGGATTTCCGATAGTTTTATCAAATGGATTTAATTCTCTATCGTTTACGACAGGTGGAACATTCCAACCGCAAGCAGGTGCAACTATGTATCTTGTAGACCTTACGGGAGGCGGTGGTGGTGGTGGTGGTGCGACTGTTTCAATTAACGGAGGTGCGGGAGGCGGTGGTGGTGCAAGGGTTTTCAAACTCATTCCGGCATCTTTAATTACTGCGCCTGTAACAGTAACCATAGGTACAGGAGGGGCAGGGAGTTTAACAGCAGGCGCTACCGGTGGGACGACTTCATTTGGTTCATTTGTATCTGCATTTGGCGGGGGTGGTGGTGCTAAAGGTGTTGCTAGTGGTACGGGAGGCGGTGGAGGCGGTGCTGGTTCTGCTGGTACTGTTGGGGCTACTGGTGCGACTTCTGGATTGGGTGGATTTCCGGCTGCTACAACTACAGGATCGGTTAGCTTTGGTATGAGTTTTGGTGGTTCTCCAAGTTCCGGTGGTATGTCTCCTGGGGGAACAAACGGTTCAGCAGAGTATGGCGGCGGTGCTGGCGCTCAATGTGCAAATGGTGCAGGTGCAGGAGGTGGAGGGTCTTTATTTGGTCCCGGTGGCGGTGGTAACGGTGGTGATGCCGCAGCAACAAATAATGGTGGTAGTGGTGGCGTTAGTGGAGTAGTTATTATTGCTGCTACAGGCTCTGGCGGGGCTGGTGCTGGTGCTAATGGTATCGATGCGCCGAACATCAATCTATCTGGTAGCGGTGGGAATGGTGGTGGGGGAAGTACATCGGGAACGGGTAACGCGGGTGGTAATGGAGGCTTTCCGGGCGGTGGCGGCGGTGGTGCTGGTGCTGGTGCTACAGCGACGGCATTAGGTGGGAATGGTGGAAATGGGATATGCCGTATCTACTGGTGGTAAGAGGATAAAACAAACTTAGATAGATCAGTAAAATATCATTATTAACTACATATTTGGCTAATCATGGATGATCGTCGAAGAATTTCTTTTGATAACAAAATTCCTTTAACATGGCTCATTTCAAGTGCGGCAACCGTACTTTTTTTACTAGGTTCAGTCTTATGGAATGTTGCATCTCAAGGTAACAAATTAGACCAACTTGTAATACAGTCAGATAAGACAGAACGCTATAACATTGAGCGCGATGCAAAGCTAGATAGGCTAATTAAAGATGGGTATGATATACGTAGGAATGAGGAGATTATAAATCTAAGAATAGATTCCATTGAGAAAGGGAAAATCAAGTGATTATTTCAAAAAATGGGTTAGAACTTACCAAGGAATTTGAAGGATGTAAGCTAGTTTCTTATCTCGATAGTGGTGGAGTCTGGACTATTGGTTATGGGCATACAAATGGCATTAAAAGGTACATGGAATGTACTCAAGATCAGGCCGATGAATGGCTACTAAGTGATATCCAATCTGCACAAGATGATGTCAATAAATTGGTCAAAGTTTCCCTTACTCAAAACCAGTTTGATGCACTTGTCTCGTTCACCTTTAACCTTGGTTATTGGAGCCTAAGACGGTCTACATTGCTTAGGATTCTTAACTCTGGAAACTATCTTGGAGCAGCAAACGAATTTTCTAAATGGAATAGAGATAATGGGATGATTGTAGATGGTTTGGTTCACCGTCGCGCTGCTGAAAAATTACTTTTTCTAAGTGAGGAAAATCATGTTTAATAAACTTAAAAAATCCTATAAAAGTACGGTGATTTGGTTCAATGGTATTTTACTTTCCATCATAGGATTGCTTGATTTATTCCATTCATCCCTCGGCGAAATTTCGCAATATGTACCCGATAGTTTATACAAAAAGATCGGCCTGATAGTGTTGATTGCAAACATACTTCTACGCTTCAAGACCGACAAGGGACTGGAGAACAAGTGATACCTTCTGCCTACCTTCTATTAGCTAAAATTGGGGCTATAACGGCGTTATTGTTGGCTGTATTCTTCTATGGTCATCATGTTGGAGAAAACAGCGTACAGGCCGCTTGGGATGCCTCTAAAGTCCACTTATTGATGGCTCAGGAAAAGCTTACAGCGGACCATGAGAAAATCATTGTGGATTTGAAAGCGCGGCAGGATGCAGACGCTAGGAAGGTCTCAGATGACCATGAAAGGGCTTTAAATGCACTTCAACAGAAGTATGTTAATGACGTTACCGCTATACGTGCTGCTGGCGGCTTGCGCGTGTCCCGTTCAATCTGTAGTGGTTCCGCTGGAACCACTACCGAAGCCACAAGCAACAGTGGACATAATGATTACACTACCGGAACAATCGCACTTCCTGAACAGACTTCAAACGATCTTCTTGAACTCGCCGCCGAAGCCGACCGAGTTACAGAAGTAGCCCGATCCTGTCAAGCTTGGATTCGTCTCAACGGATTTTACGGGCCTGTAACTTCCGGCGAATAATCGTCCAAAAACTATACAAGTTAAATGTTAGAGAGATAGAATTTATAAACAAAAGTACGTCTGGAAAATAGGGAGATGGAAAATTTATGTTCATAAAAATACAGCCTATATTAAATACAAAACTGAACAAAAGAATCCAGTAATCAATATAAATACGTTGCCTTATCTTCCTCATTCCATCCTCCTTGTTAGGCAGTTTCATTCTGCTTCATCATTGCCATCATCGCTTGAAACTGTTTGAATTGCTTCATGGTTTCAGCGTCCATTTCAGCCGGTTCAGACTTTGCCGGTTCTGTCTTTACAGCCTTCAATCTGCGGATGTCCTTAGCCTTGAGATGTGTATATCGTTTCAACATAGACCAATCTTCATGACCAGTAAACATAGCAACTTCTTCTATTTTATAACCCATTTCAAACAATCGGCTTGCCCCTTCATGGCGTAGATCATGAAAATGTAAATCGACAATTCCTAATGCATTGCAAGCAGTACAAAATAAATTACCAATATAGGTTGGAGGGAATGGAAAAACATTATCATTTCCTTCTTTTTTGTTTTGTCTTTTTATGATATCAATGGACTCTTGAAGTAAAGGAACTATCTTATTATTTCCCATTTTTTTAGTGGGATGTTTTCGATCAGTAATGACGATTGTTTGTTCAACTTCATTAAAAGTCGAGTGTTTAATTCTAGTAATTTCTGCTTGTCGCATCGTGCTGGAAACAGCAAAACGAATGATGTCACCCATTGGCATAGTAGATGGATAACCATTAAAATTGATGAGTCTCTCTAACTCATCTTCTGTTGGTCTGCGATCTCGTTCAGTAGATTTTCCGATCAGCTTGAGAATTTTTAATCGATCCCTTGCGGAGTCTAAAATATCAGGAACATGATAGTTCCAACCGACTTTTGCCATCTTCAAAACTGTACGCAAAAATGCAAAATGTAAGGCTCCAGAGGCAGCACTGAAACCCTTAGAATTGATGTAGTTTACGATGTCTTGATCAGTCATTTTTTCTAGGTAAATTTTACCCATACCATCTCTAAGGTATCTAAGGATATCCCCAGCCGTTCGCCCACTGCTCTTGTGTTCATCAAGATAGCGGTCAATCGCCTGTGCAAGTGTGACGCCCGTCTTGCCATGGATGCCTACCCGCTTTCCTGAGTCAATCTCGACTTCAATCGCAGCAGCCCACTTTTTAGCCTCTTTTTCCGTGTCATGAGTCTTAGTCTGTACAGGTTGACCAGCGCGGCGAACTTGAGCGCGCCATTTGTTGCCAGTCTGGATAATTGATGCCATTTTTCTTGCTCCTTTTTTCCGGTCTTGTAGCAATCTCGTAGCACTTTTCTGTGAAAAGTGGGTAAAACGAGGTAATCATAGGTAATTTTGAAACCGCAATAAGCTATTGATTTTATAGGGAAAATCATCAATTTCAATAAGTTACAACAACCCGGAAAAGAAGTAAAGTAAAATGAAGGGTTGTCACAGTTATGGCTTGTTTACTGGCTTTTTTGCGTTTCCGTAGCACTATTGTAGCAGTGCTACGTAGCAAGGTGCAAGAAGAGTCTAGGCTGGAGGTGATACGACAGGCAGCAGCGATGCGTCGCAAGTGTCAAGAATCGAGGTAAGTTGGTCGCGCAAAAGCTCTATGCGGGCGCGTGTAAGCGGATTGCGCCGCGTCACTACGCTAACCTCTGCTAGTAGCTCTGGCCGCGTCAGAGAGCCGCTTACGATGCCCAGGCATAGCATTGCCTGCATAAGATCAGACTCAAACGTCGCTCTTGCTTGTGGCTTAGTGGATTCGGTCATTTTCGCCCCTCTGGTCAGCACTGAGATGGGTATCAAGCAAAGCGTCTTCTGGCGGTCTTAGCGGGCCGTACGTTACATGCCTATCCTTGTCGATGTACAAGAACCCAACTCGTTTCCCACTTGAGTGATGGATAGCAATGATGATGACATTTTTTGCTTCAGGATCATGAATCAGACCCATAGATTTCATACTCTCTATGTTCTTGAAGTCATCCGGGAATTCCTTGATGTGGCCTTCATTTATCAGGACAATACAAAAATCCAATCCTTCATGCTCAAGGCAATTTTCTGTGTCACGTTTTAGAGATTCATCTATGAAATCTCTCAAACGATCCTTTCCACCTTGAGAAAGAAAGAAAGGTAAAACCAATTCAGGATTTAGCTCTAAGAATCTTGGTGTTTTATTGTCATCAAAAAAGATTCGTATCAAGAGAGGACCATATGGTATAGAAGGTATTTTATTCCCAACTAATTTATCAGAAAAAAGGTCATAAACAGCTTGAAAAGAGAATTCCATATCAATGTCCCTTCTTCATCATTTCACTTATAGAATCTGGATTATTTGTCATGCGACCGGTAATATCTCCTAGCGGGAGTAGACCATCATCAGTAAGCGACCGATCAGAACCAATCTTCAGGATACCCATACGTTGTTCACCAGGACCATAGATTGAAATCATGATGCATTCTTTTGCTTCTACGTCATATTGTAAGCTTGCTTTTTCAAGGTGTTTTATCGCCTCTTCAGACGGCTTCTTCATTTCCTTAAAATAGGCTTCACTAACTATTACAAGGCAGAACGGATTAGTTCCAATCTCCTTGATAACTTTCCTTATAAGATCACCGAGAAAATCTTTCCCTAGCGATGATGAAAAAAATTTATTTGTTAAAATATTTGGTATGAATTGTATATCTTCTATAGCATTCCAATCTGTCTTCACAATAGCCATGAATGGTTCTAAGCCTTCCTTTCCTAAGCCATCCTTTAAAATTTCATCAGCGAAATGTCGATAAACATTCTCAAACGGGAATTTTTGTTTTTTTTCATCATTCATAAGTAGACCTCTTCCTTTCCATTTTTCCTACGTCTCCCGGTCGCTGGATGCCTATGCCATCCATCAGGTTCTCCAACACCGTCCCAAGCATCTAAGGCTGCTCTTGCCTCTTCATAAGACCCATAACACCAGCGGTCTTTATATCCCCATGGCGTAAATCCAGAAACAATTGCATGTGTGAACATTAAAGGCATGATTGCTGCATCACCACCGTTTGAGAAAAACTTTAGATCAAGGCATGAACATTCTTTACAAATTTCCTCGATACTTTTTTTATCCATTGTATTTTTCTCCAATTTTAAAGACAGATTTTTCGTACTCTTCCATTACTTTACTCAACCCTTCCAACAACAAGAATTCAGGCGTATTAATAGGTGGGTCTAGTTCGACTAAAACGTAAACAGATTTAAGAATAATTTCATAGAAATTATCCTTCTTTTGTTCTGATATATGCATGTCATCTCCTATCTATCCAACTCATGATTCCGACGAAAAGATCAGGCATTACAAACGCGCCCCAGGCGAAGCTTAAAGCTAGGTTGATCCATGGTCCACAATCAAAAAAATAGAACCAAATATTCATTAAAAATCCTAAACCTAAAAATACCGAAATTTCGATCAATACCCTACCTTTGATCATGATTGAGCTATCGATGCTATCCAGGCGGAAATCTGACGTTTTACGGCGGATGTTCCACCGTTCACATACCTTACTTTTTCGCTTGGAACATGAGATTTTATCGATTGCTTCATGGACGAATTTGTATGCGTTACTACAGCGATGAACAGCACGCAACTTTCGCCAGCCTCTTTGACGCCATGACCATGTTCTATGAAGGCAAAGCGATAGTCAGGAAATGCCCGTTCGATTTCCTCCTTTTGCTTACCGAGTGGGCCAAGAACAACGATTTTCGGCTTCCTGGGAACTTCTGGCGGTTTGATGATTGGTTGACGTACTACAGGAGCCGCTTCTACGGGCGCTGAAGGCATTGAAAACACATGGTTGGGCTGTGCCATAGGTTCATGCGTAGGAGGTGCTACAGGCTGTTCTGATGGCTTTGCCGGTTGGTTTGCAACACTTGCAACCAACTTAGTAAATTCTGGCATCATCAGGCGCATCAGTTCAGATGCTAGACCCTCTGCTACCAGGCTGATAAGTGGTTTAGCAGCTTCTGCGAACCGAGCCATAAAATTGACGCTTGCAGGCTCCGAGACAGCGGGTAACATTGCTGTGGGCAATGGTATGGACTCAATGACTTTATCAGGGGCCGGAACAGGCATAGCAGGAGGTACGGAAACAGGTATTTGAGAATCCGAAAATTTCTCTGTCAAAATTTCTAATTTCAAAATCTTAAAGGCTTCTACTAATGGTTCACGTAAATCAGCACTACCGGCTAAGAGCTTACGGCGCTCAAGGGGGAGAACTTCACGTTGTGCAGCACGAATAGCTGGAAGATCGATAGTAAAGAAATGCGATTCTATGAAATTTGCATGCGGATTTTGACGGTGCATTTCTCTAGCTACAGCAATCCATTCTTCAGGCTTCCAGTAAACTTTTCTTTTCTTCTGTTTATTCTCTGTCGGTTGTTTGAAAGCGCCATGCATAGCCATAGCCATAGAGCTTGTTTCATCTGACTTCTTGGAAGGTGGTTCAACGATAGGGCCGCTAGGAAACTCAACCACGGATCGCTCAAGTTTCCAAGCCTTCTTGATATCGTCTGGAAGTGCATCCCAGGTCAGCAATACCATACGTCTGAAAATCTCGATTTGACTGAAATAACGCCTACGATGTACAGGGAGAATTTCGACTGCCCCTCTAATCTGATTAAGACGAATATTTACGCATCGTTCATTGAAAACGTTAGGATACTGGCGATGAAATTCTAAGGTTACTACTTCCCATTCTTCAGGACTCCAAACGATCTTACCATCAGCATGTACAGTGCCTTCTACTACCTTGATAGATTTGACTGATGCGGACGGTTTGTATAGGCGCTGAAACGCTTCAAAAAGTGGCCTGCGAACATCGGAAAATGAGTTAAAGGACTTATGCCGTCCTTGTAAAATTACGGTCTCCATTGCCTCTTCAAATTCATCTAACGTAAATCCATCATAGGAAAAAAGGTTAAATTGTTTCAGCGGGTATCGTTTATTGAGTTCTGCTGCTATCGCGTCCCACTCTGAAGCCTGCCAATTGGTAGAAGAAAATTTGTTCATATGTTGTATTTTATGATCTAACATGAAGGTCTCCATATGGCTGTAACAGGGTCATACCTAAGAGATGCATACTTGCATCGATAAATTACTAAAAAAGAAAGTCCTTGTCAATGATAAATTCAGCATTAACAAGGAAATTTTACGGTGAAGGGTTCAGACGATTATTCTGCCTAAATATTTGGCTTTCCATGGCCGTCTAGGATACCAAGAAGATAGTCGGAAATCTCTTGTTGTATCCCTGCTAGAAAATCCGCTCCTTGCTCATTAGTGACTGTCGGGTCTTCTACGCGCACAAAGAGCGTTGCAAACAGATTTGCGGCCCCTGCATAAAATGCACAGCGCATATCGTCAATGTATGTAGTTGACGAATTTTTTGGCATACCGGATTTTACAAACTCTTCCCATGAGTCCTTGATAATGTTCATTCTTTCTCCCTTTTTTTAGCTTGTTCCCGTTGTTGATCAATGTAGGTTGCGATGTCTTGCACACTGGCTCTTAATGGTCCTTCCATGAGTGGGATAGGAAAAATATTTTGCGCTCGCATGTTATAGCCGCTTTGAGTCGATATACCCATTGCCTTACATGTCTCTTGAAAGTTCAAAATAGGCTTTTCATAAATTGCTAGTAACATAAATTCGGTCTTCATTTTTTACCCAATTTTGGATTCCCCACGTTGATTCGCCGATGCCGTTCTCCATGCTTCTATGACTGCTCTAGCTCTTACCATCTGCCATGTCATTAATTCATCTTCTTCAATCGCTGCCTTCAAGGCCAGAAGATGTTGTTTATATTCATGGCTTGAATATGCTTCCCTTTCCTGTGCTGCTAAAGGCAGGTTTATATACTTTCTCATACCTTCAGACTTCATTACCTTACGATACTCTGTCATATAGATACGATTTGCCTTTGCTTCGGCTGCTTTCTTACCACCGAAGCGCAGCCTATCAAATGCCTCTTGTACCTGTTCATCAGAAATGACCATCAATGCACCGCAACATTTTCAACAATCTCATAGTTTGGAATAAGAATATTCTCAAAGCCAGGGATGCCAAGGATCGATGCAGCGGCAAGCATCGGTTGAGGAGGTTTGACAGATTCAGTTAGAAAGCTAGAACCGGCAATCAACATTTCCATATTTCCCTGTCCTAAGTCTTTCCGTTCAAGGCAGATAGCAATCAGCATAGGTAAATTATTTTTAGAACATACTTCATTGATGATATCAACAAGCGGCTCGATATCATTTTTGTAAATTTCTATTTTGGTTTTCATTGATTTGCTCCACAAGGTTTTTAACTTGTCCCAAGAATTCTATAACATGACTTTCAAGGGCTAGGATGTATTTATCGTCACGGTGGATACGTTGAACGTATAATCTGAATTGTTCAGGTGCCCGTGGATCATAAGAAATAAAATCTATCCACTTCAATCCGTTGATCCAGATATTTCCCTGCACCTGCGCTATATGTTCAACAGGCATCCCATAACGCCATGTTTGCATATGTATCCGTCTATCTTTCGGACACTTGATTTCTATCCCTCCATCGATCCCTACTAGACCATCTGGCGACCCGCCGCAAAACTCAATAGTCGGATGTGGAATGAAACCTGTTTCGTCAACGATTGCCCCTTTTTCAATTTCATATGCCCGGCGTGCGAACGGTTCTAAGTCTTTTCCCCATTCCATAGATTTGGCATTGATAGATTCTGTTGGACTTCCATAAACCCGTTCTGTTGCCAACCTCCATAAATAATCATTACGCGCCTTGAGAGGGGAACCGTCTTTTTTACTAACTGCAATGATGTCAGCAAAGCCCGATGCGGTAGCGCATCCGCTCCGATCAAGATGCCATTCATCGGTGCCTTGTTCAGCCATGATTAACTATCGACTTTCATAAAAGCATCGGCTTTAGCCGCACGCTCTTTTGTACTTTCCGAAAGGCCACCATGTAATTTTCGCTGTTCTGGTGTCAAACTTTCCCAGGTCTCCCGCAGGATCGCAGTACCGTTATCGGCCACGGCGTCAAGATCGGCAATCAGATGCAAACGTTCTTCCGTATCGTCAACCGAATTTGCTTGTGTAGCGATAGCGACCGCGTTTTCCCGTTGTGGGCGTGGTGTGATGTCAATCGGCTCAATGTCACGTATCTCTTCTGCGATGGAAAGACCGCGCAGAACATCCGTAAATTTGTCACGCAATGCCCAGGACCGGGCGCGCATCACTAACATGCGGGGCGGATAATTCGTCCAGGGACCAGCCTTGCCCCAAAGGCCAGCCTTCTTTGCGTCATCGACTGTGAAGATTTGGGTGTGTTCAGCTTCACCACGGCGTTTAACCCTGCATACGCCATGTGTAGCGTCGCTATCGCCTTCTTCCACGTATTCGCATACTGGTGATGCACGAACCAGCGCTAGGGCAGCATCACCCCATATCGTAGGTCGGCCATTGATGACGGCAATACTTTGCAACCCTTGTAAAGGTTTCAAACCAATTTCCATCCCCCATTGCATAGCTACAAGTACGTTTCCAGGGTTGCCAATGTAGTCTTTTGGAATCATTGTTGATTGAGCAATTTCCTTTGAAAATTCCAGCATTTCTTTTAAGGAAGTTGGATATAGATTGCTGCTCGTAACAAGGTCATTCATTTGGCCCGAAGCTCCTTAATTTTGTTCGTAGTGGATTGTGTAGCCGATGCGATTTTCTGACGTTGACGGTTAAACGTTACCCGAATATCAGTATTCGCAGAGTTTACATAAACCCAATCAGGGCTAAGAATATGATAAACAGGATTTGGAGGATTGATTTTCAAGCTATTTTCCTTTCCGTTTTGAACTCTTAATCACGTTTTAAAAATGATCGAATACGCAATTGGGAAAGGTAAATATAAACTTGAAAATTCTAGTTTTCAAGATAAAGTTGAAAAGAAAATTGGTATCGTTTCAAGGATGGAAGGAAACGGTAAATGCTTGCATAAGTAGAATGAAGTAAGCCTAAGTCAATCTAGGTATTCATCATTTATACAACATGATTGTGAATTTTCAACATAATCTTTGTGAAGATAAAATTTTCTCAACTTTACCTTGAAGTTTTTAAATTTGAAGTTTAGTATATTTTCTATGCAAAACGGAATCGACAAAGCAATAAAAATTGCAGGATCACAAAGCGCGCTCGCAAGGGTTTTAGGTATTTCGCCTCAAGCACTGGGTAAGCAAATAAAAAATGGGAATATCCTCCCTAAGCACTGTCTCGCCATAGAGAAAAATTTCGCAGGTCAGATCGACCGCTATGAACTGAATCCGGCGCATTTTGGCGAGCGCCTTACGACTACTAATTGCGTAGTAATTGTTTTACAAAATCGGAGTACCAGAACAATAATTTAGTTTGGAGAAAACGCTGTGGCCAATAAGGTTGAGTCATGAAAATATCTCTTAATCCAACGCAACAGGCTAATTTTCGTAGCCAAGTGGTCAAACCGTTGAATTTCTCTCAGCGCACCTGTAAAGGCCCGTGCAAGTCTCGGCGCTCAACCGGTCAATTCAAATACGATCCTTTGATCTGTGATCGTTGCTATTTGAGAATGCCCAAAGCGGCGTAAAGCCGTCTATCAATGATTTATCGAAATGATTTATTACTTGCTGCTGTTCGCCGCTTGAATTGTGTTCACTGCGAAATAGCTGGCAGGACTCAGGCCGCCCATAGCAATCAATTGCGTTTTGGCAAAGGAAGAGGTTTAAAGGGTAGTGATGCCGCCATCATGGCGCTGTGTCATGCGGATTTCGGGATGCCAGGCTGTCATGCCGAACTTGATCAGGGTTCGCACATGACCAAGCTAGAGCGTTATGCATTCGAGTATGAACACATCGCCTTAACATTGATCGCACTGATTGAGCAAGGGTATTTAGTTGTTGATAAAGAAAGATTGAAATAAATGCCACGCGCTAGGAATATCAAACCAAGCCTTTTCATGAATGAAATTCTTGGGGAGGCAGACCCGCTTTTGACGATCTTATTTATGTCTCTTTGGTGCCTTGCAGACCGTGAAGGACGGTTAGAAGATAGGCCACTTCGTATAAAAGTTGAGACATTTCCTTATAGGAATGACAACGAAGTTGATATAATGTTATATGAATTACAACGAATGGGTTTTATAAAAAGGTATAAAGAACAAGATTTTGAACTGATCCAAGTAATTAATTTTTTGAAACATCAGAAGCCACACCATACCGAAAAAGCAAGCATTTTACCGGCATGCTCTGATAAGTCCTTGATTCGTAAGGGTGATAAAATTTTAACGGTTAAAACACCGTTAGAACACGGTGAAATACCGGTGGTAAAACGCTCTGATTCATTGATTCCTGATTTACTGATTCCTGATTCCAGATTCCTGATTACTGAAAAAGCGCCAACCCGAAAAATTACGGCTGACGCCGATTTTGAAAAATTCTGGAACCTGTACCCCAAAAGGCCAGGGGCGAACAAGACCCAGGCACAAAAGGCTTGGGATGCAAGGCTAAATACTGATGTTGCGATTGAAGACATGCTTAGGGGAGCAGATCGATATCGAAGATATTGCGAAACAATGAATGTTGAACCGCAATACATCAAGCAAGCAGCAACGTTTTTAGGGCCGGACAAGCATTTCATGAACGACTGGACGGCAAAGCGCAACGGAAGCCAGGACTTCGTGAACAGGTTGACAGGCAGGGGAGGCGATGATGACGTTATCGACATCTGAACCATGGCCAAAGAATGCTTTACCGCAAAAGCTCGTTGAATGGCTGTTCGACCAAATGTTGTCAAAGTGGGGCAAGCAGTTTGCCGATAAGTGGTCGGTGGTAGACCCGGACAAGCTAAAACGCGATTGGGGAAAAGCGTTGTACGGCTTGACCGAGTTGGAATGGCGACGAGGCGTTGCCAAAATGAACAATTTTGACCGTCCACCAAGCCAACCTGAGTTTTTGAAGGGATGTAGGCCAGAGGTGAACCCGCTAACAGCCTATTACGAGGCTCTGGAGGGGTCTAGGAGCCGCGAACAAGGGGAGGTTGGTACATGGAGTCATCCGGCGATTTTTTGGGCATCTGTGCGCGTTTCTGCGTTTGAACTCAAAAATCAGACGTATTCGCAAATCCGGCAGCGTTGGGAATCCGCATTAGCCGCCGAACTTGCTAAAAATTCATGGGATGAAATCCCGGCACCCATGTTCGCACTACCAGCGCCGGGGAAAGACAAATTATCGAGGGAGCAGGCTACCAAGATGCTTGAAGAATTGAAATTTGTCAGTGGAGTAAAGCCCAAAATCATTGATGGGAAAGAATGGGCTAGAAGGATTTTACAGCAACAAAAAGAAGGTGATAAAAAATTAACATTAATACAAGTCCAATTTGCGCGGGATGCGCTGAAAATTTCTAAGGAGGATGACTATGATTGAATTGCTAAAAAATGAAAATTACAAACCCGGCGAACTCTTTGATGCCATCATGGACAAGTTCCATTTGCGTAGCGATGCCTCGCTATCCCGTGCGCTCGGTATCGGTGCAGCGGCCATCTGTCGCATGCGTAACAAGCAAACGGTCATCACCGCTTCGTTGCTGATCCATGCCCATGACATCACAGGCTGGAATCTGGACGAATTGCGCACTCTTGCGGGTATTCCACGCACTCAAGGTATCCTGTTGCATAAAATGAAAGATGAACCCGCTACGGTAGAGCATGATACGTCGCCTTGTTCCACTTGAGCACGATATCCAAGCCGCATTTTTTCAATGGGTAAAGTTGGCCGAAAAAGCTAACCCTACCTTGCGGCTGATGTTTGCTGTACCGAACGCTGGGAAGCGCAGCTATAAGACTGCCGCCATGATGATTGCGGAAGGTCTTAGGAAGGGTGTACCCGACATGATATTGCCGGTCCCTAGAAACGGTTTTACGGGCCTTGCAATTGAATTTAAACGGCCAGGGGAGACGCCCAGGCCGGAACAGTTGGCATACATCGATTTATTGGTAAAAGAGCATTGGTTAGTTGTCGTTATGACTGACTCTGAAGCAGCAATAAAGACCGTAAAAAGTTACTTGGGCCTCATGTAGCAACCTGATCAGCAATCATGCTGGCAGGAACCTAAAAAGGAAGTAGTTATCATGGCTAAAACGTTGCAAGAAGTAGGCGAAAAAGCACATGTCGCGGAAATCGTTTACCACGGCGAAAAGATGATTCTGCCAGAGGGCATGAGCATCAGTGACGCGAAGGACTTGTTGACACGCCGGGAAAAGTTCTTGGAAGAAGAAGTCAATTTGATGGAAACATTCGACGTGTTTCCCTGGGACGGCGCAAACGCTATCGATGAAGTATTGACGCAAAAATTTGGCTGGTCCGCAGCGACGGCAACGCCCGGCATGTTCGGCCCGCGTCCACCGAGCTTGATTTCTATCGAAATTGGTTTTAACAAAACGAAACAAGTACCGTGGGGTTCATTCACTCTGCCTGGTGTGGCGGGTTTGCTTTCGACAAGCACAGACCAAAAAGAGGGTCGCGTCGTGTTCCAACTCGTTGCAAAGGTCAAGCGTAAGGATGAAGCGACCATCAAGAAGATTTTTGAGGAAGTGCGCGCATACCTGAAAGTCAATTCGATCTACAAGGGACAAGCCATCAAGATGCGCTTCTTGGACGATGACGGCGATAAGCTGGAAATGCCAGAACCTAAGTTTATGGATACGTCGACCATTTCCGAAAACATGGTGATCTATCCTGAAGCAGTTCAAACGCAAATCCGCATTAATCTTTTTACACCAATTAAGCGCGTGAAAGACTGCATCGCAAATCACATCCCGATCAAGCGCGGTGTACTCCTGGGCGGTACGTACGGGACCGGTAAGACCCTTGCGGCGACAGTCGCCAGCAAGATCGCTGTCGATAACGGAATTACTTACGTGTACATCCCGCGTGCGGATGAACTGAGCCATGCCATCGGTTTTGCCAAACAAAATCAGTCGCCAGCGTGCGTTGTGTTCTGCGAAGACATCGACCGCGCCATGGCCGGCGAACGTTCGGTCGAAATGGACGATATTTTGAACGTCATCGATGGTATCGACACGAAATCCACAAACGTGATTGTCGTCCTGACCACCAATGACCTTAACGCAATCAATCCGGCCATGCTACGCCCTGGTCGCCTTGATGCTGTGATCGAGGTGCTGCCGCCCGATGCAAAGGCTGTCGAAAAACTGTTGCGACTGTATGGGGGTGATGCAATCGAGGCCGATACGGATTTGACCGATGCCGGGAACGTACTCGCGGGTGAAATTCCCGCTGTCATTTCCGAAGTTGTCAAGCGTGCGAAGCTGGCGCAGCTCGACCTGCAAGAACCCGGCCTGCCAGTCACAAAGCTTTCTGAAGCTGCCCTTGTCGCATCGGCTGACTCGATGGCAAAACAATTGAAACTGTTGAAAGATCGTTCGGCTGAAAAACCGCGTGAAACTTCAGATGTCGCGGATGCCTTGGCCGCTGTCTTTGCAAAGGCGATGAACGGCACGAAAGAGCAGGTTGAGGCGATCCATAGCCGCGTTTGCTAATCACAATGCCCCGGTCTAGGCCGGGGTTCAATCGAGGGGGAAATATGCGAGCGAATATGACTACAGAGCAAGAAACAGGTTCAAAAACTGTTCTTATCCTTGTTCTAATGCATCGGCTAAATCTTCAGAAAACGACTATCACAGAGGATGAATTAAAAGAGTCATTAAAAATTTTCTCAAGTGGTGCAATTCAAATGAATACAGAGATTAACAAAGAAGAACGTTCTATGACGATAGAACTTTGTGATTGCAAAGAGTAACGACCATGTTCACGGAATCCGAAGACTTGGGCATTAGGCAGATCGAAAAAATCCTGTCCACGGAGATAAGCGACTGGATACGCTGGGGCCGCAACAGGGACTACCTGCCGCCATCGTTTCGCTGTCCGCTAGGGTTCCTCTACCTCCCCATGCGCGGCGACCTTGAGGTGACGCTCTACAAGCCTCCAAAGGTCAACTTGCTTCAGGTGATAGAGTTTGAAAAGTTAGTGGTAGGACTACCCGTTAAGCACCGGCAAGCATTCGTTATGCATCACCTGAGCCGCGCTGATGTCAACGGCAGGATCATAGAGAAGAAGCGTACAGGTTCAGAGAATGCAAAGCTACTCGGCGTCCACCGGTCCAGGTACTACGTTTTGCTAACGCAAGCCCATAACATGGTGTTCCGTCAGTGGCGAAAATTGGAAGAAAAAAAGAATGAAAAAATATCCGTAGCGGGGTAGACACTTCGTGGAAAAAAGACTATACATTCAGGTAAATTGAAACCAATATTCTCAAAGCCAGCCGCAATGCTGGCTTTTTTGTTATGGATACCGAGATCAAGAAAGAGCGCAAGCCAGTGCAAGTATCCGTAGTGACTTACCGGGTACACAAGCCAACCAATGAAGAGATTCGGCGGCTGCTTGGGCACGATTTGATCAAGGCAGAACAAAAGGGGATGAAAAAATGACTGATACCGAAATCCTTGCCTACATTGAGGAAAATGTCAGAGGCATTGATCAAACGGAACCGATGATGGTGATAACGCTGCAAACCGGCCAAAGCTTCATGGGTTTGAACCTTTCGGCTTGTGTACTGGCGGCGGTCGCAGCGGGGTTTTAAGATTGATTAGCTTTCAATAATCAAAATTTTAGATTTGACTGTTGCCAATGCTTTATTGAAAATTTTCATCATCATATCCTTATGTACATCGGAATTACTATCAGGATTCTTTTGATCAAGAAATTCAATCAATGCACTCATTGTTACCCCAAGTGTATAAGCTGATTCGTTCGGACCTAAGCCCATTCCAAGCAACAACGAGACAATGCCTTGCGTTGCTTGGCTGACTTCGCTCTTGAACTTAATTTCTTCTTCGTCAGTCATTTTATGGTCTCTTAGGTTGGAATAGATGCTTCTGCCAAGCTATGACCGCTATCAATCCACGCACGGACCCATTCTGGTCTACGACCCATTCCTGACCATTGTTTATCTGGTTCGGTAGGATGTTGGAAACGCATGCCGAGCGGCGCACGGGCGGCTCTCGCTTTGGGCAACGTCATCAAATCTTCAATGCTCATGCCAACATCAGCGGCGAGGCGCTGAATTTGAAGGCGCACTTCTTGAATGCGGTTTTTATCGCGTGCTTCGATTTCACGATTAAGAATACCGGTAAGCTGTTTCAGGTACGGGCCTTCAAGAGTCGAAATCAATGCCACGGCATCATCCAATGCCTGTTTCATCTTGTCATCAACGGATACGATTTTGCTCATTTCAATCCTTCAGTTTTAAGGTTTTTCTGGTAAGTTGGCCGCAGCAAGGGCAACGATCTTCAATCGTCTCTTCCAGGTTACGGATTTTACGATAGACAGCAGAAGGGCTAATTGAAAACTTTAATGCCGCAGCATAAGGCGATACGCCTAGATGCTTATTTGCATAGTAGAACTCGACGGCCTGCAAGGTTTTCGCTTTTACAACTTCTTCTGGTTGAATGGCATCAGCCATTGTATTTCCCCTTGTAACAAATGCTATCTTGCATCGTGATTATATGAGTATGCCAAGCATTGTCAATAGTAAAATTGGTTTACTTACATGGCTTTATGTAAAAAATTCCTTACACAAGAAAAAAGCCCGGATTACCGGGCCTTTTCACTACAATTCATAACCTAGAACAATCCTTCTTGGCTTGTGTTTGGTCGGGACTGCTTCACAGTCATCGGCTATCTTGACAAGAGCCGCAGCAAGGTTTCGCATTTGCGCAGGTGTCATATCAGGGTCGGGACCGGGTAAGTTCTGAAAGCTTGCCAGCGGTTTACCATCGATAGACAGCCAGAACATGACATTTAGGATTTTGTCCAAGATTAGTAGCCCAGGTAATTGCGAATGGCTTCCAGATTCGCAGGCAATACATCAGGCTGGGAAAATGCAACACCATCACGGCAGTACATGCCAGAAACCGTAATAGTGGTTTCGGTGGTCGTAATAATGTCCACGCTATGGGCATTCAAGAAGGCGATAAGACGATTCAAAAGTGATGGCATGATATTTTCCTTTCAGATGGACGGTGGATTCCGGTCCTTTCACTGACAAAACCGCTTCATGAGCGGCTTATTATCAGGAATTTAACATAGATTGCAATTTAACTTTATGTTGCCTGTAAAAGTCAAGAAGATCTTTAGCAGCGGCTGGGCGTAACTCCGGGTCTCGCTGCTCCTCTTGGTCGATAAAATCATCGCACTGGACGATGGCTTGGCTGATGCGCCATTTTTGCTCTGGACTCATGTTTAGGAAGTAAGTTCGACACAAAAGAAGAACTTACCCAAGTTTTTGCTGTAATCCTGACGCCCGTACGGCATCTTACGGAAGAGGCGAAGTGTAGCGATTTCGGAGCCAAAAACGTAGATTGCATTGCTAACCTGTTCAACGCCTACCGGCTCGCCAGCTATCTTTGAATAGTCACGTTCGATACGTGCCAGTTGTACAGTTGTTACTTCCATTTTTTTCTCCAAGTCCTACCCGCCGAAGCGGGTGCAGTTGTTAGACTGATTGAATAACGTAATCAATAGTTTCAGGATGGATACGGCGCTGTACACCATTGATAAGTGCAAAGATCGTCCCATTGCTCCATCGCTCGGCCTTCATAAAATCGCCTTCAGATTCCAGAGGGATTTCTTCGCCACTCAGCGTAATTGCACGAACGCCAGATTTTGGGAAAATCGTACCTTTCGATTCAAGAGAAGGCCAAACCAATTTTTCTTGCATCATTTTCATTCTCCAATTTCGCCGCGCCCGTTGCGCTGCCTAAGACCGTATAGTATGACATCCTATGTCATAGTGCAAGCACTAAGTTTGAGAACAGCAAAGAAAATTACATGAGTGCAAAGGTGATCCCCTGTAAGTGTCCGATCTGTGGTAAATCATTCAAGGCTCGCAACGATCAGGTACGCAACGCAATAGGAAGAGGACAGACAGCGCCGTGTTGTTCAAACGTTTGCGAACGGGAAAGGCGCTACTCAAGCTTGAGGGATGAAAAATGGAAGGCTGAGCAACGAAAGCTTGTAGATGTCTTTACAGCCACTGATTAATATGAGATACAAGACATCTACCATAGAATTTTCAGTTTGAGAACTTGCAATGGATATAACAACACCGCGCCCACGGGGCTTAGTTCCTGGTAGCCCTGAATGGCTTGCAGAGATTCAAGGTCCGAAACTGGTTTTGCGATTGATCCATGAGATTGAGGCGCAAAAAGTCGGTCAAATGAGTCCCACAGGGGCGAGACTTTTAGGCATGGCGCTGGATCGGATCATGCCGAGTTTGACGGCAATTCATCATACTGGCGAGACGCAGTTGACCGGCTTCACTGATGATCAGTTGAAAGAGAAATTGCGGGATTTGCTAGGTCAGCAAGAGGCATCAAAGTTTGATATGACGACAGTAGAGACTGTTGATTTCAAGGAAAAACCAAAGAAAAAATAGAGTTGTTGTGGTTGGTAGCGTTGCTCGTTTTAGCATGAGCCTTTAACCCTAGCAGAATTGGGGAATATAACTTCTGCTGCATCAGCCGTCACCCTTTCAGACTTCACGCTTTACTACGGTGATGATGTGGACAGCCGGGAAAGACCGGCACCAACAAGGAAGAAGATTTGCACTATAGGGATTATGTGATGCTTGGCGGCTGTCTGGTCCTAATCAAGTGCAAGTCGTCTTCCTTGTTGGTGAACTACACGAACTCAAGGAAAAGTATGTCGGAAGAAGAAGAACAGCAACTTTTAGGCATGGTTAAGCAATTGGCCGATTCCATGGTGATTTTGGCGAAGAATGTGCAGCAGCTAAAGTTGAGCATCACTGCTTTGGAAGAGAGCGTATCGCAGTTACGAGCGCAAAGCATCCTGGTGGAGTTGACAGGGAAAGGCGGCGGCGGTGGTGTCCGCCGTGGCCTAGTCCCAGGTTAATGGCTATGTGTCTCATCCCAAAGCCGCGCAGCAGCGATAGCGGCCTGTCGGTTGGTCATTCCTTCCGGGTCTTCCTCTGTGCCACCAAAGCAAGAGCAGCGGCCTAGCTGGTGGCCGACTGATCCCGCGACAGACCGCATCTGACATTCATAGTGACAAACCTGATTGCCAATGATGGTCCCCATGTCACCCAGCTGGACATCTTCATCGCACCAGCCGCAGGTTGCACCGACAGGCGTTTGAACTTGTTCTTCATCCGGTTTGCGAAACTTCGGTGATCCGAAGTAAAGCGTAGGGTAATTGTTAATGTAGTTCATTGCTTTCTTTCGTTTTTTCACGGATTTCCTTTGCAATTGTTTCAAGAAAATTTGGAAGTTTTTTTAGCAATTCTGGGTCTCTGGTAGCGATAGAAAAACCGCTTCCATGATTACCGTTTAGAACGATCAATCCTACTAAATCGCCACCTGTCATTGCTACAGCAAACTCGCAAGGAATATCGTATTTCCCGGTATGGTTATCCATTTTTACGTACCACCCTTTCACGGTTCGCAATGATGCCTTTAGCGACTTCAACGAGAACATCCTCTTCGCAGTTACAGAGGGCCGCGCCGTCGCCTTGACCGAATAGAACAAAAAGGATTCCGTAGCCCTTGAATATTTCTTCAAGGGTCGACATTGTTGCATCTAGCAATTGATTTAGTTCTGCTTCAGGTATTGCAGCCATGGCTATTTCACCTCTGAAAGTTGTTGAGCTAGGGATGCGATTTGCGCCTTAACATAGGCGACATTTCGATACGTGTTTGTAGCCATCATCTTCTTAAATTCCGGTGTCATTGCAGGATAGGCCGGTATTAAGTCATTGTGATGCGCACAATCAAAGCCGAACCACCAGACTTGATTGGATTCACCAGGGCCGGGTATGTGGCAAATACCATGGTCTTCTGGTGAACCGGGATCGCATGCATCAGCGAAGGTCAGGCCACCATGGACCGATATGTTTTCAGCCTTTCCATAGTTTTTACCAAACAAGGGATGTGAAGTAGGCACGCCGACATAGCCGCACAGTGCACCCATACCATTACGTACGATCAAGCAAGGAAGGCCGTTAATCGGGTCGGAAAATTGCATCTTGTCCGGTTCCGTCTGCCAAGGGCCAGCGCCCCAGGTGGATTTGTCTACAGTGGTGTATTCAAAAGTTTGCATATCTAGTCCTTTGGTGGAAAGAATTCACGGATATCGGCCAAGTGCATTTCATTCTCGGCAACATGTGCTAGAGCGTGAAGCAAAGAAAATTGTGAAGTGTTCACGGTTGGCGAACGGATAGTCTCGCCGGGTACGATCTTGCATAGCAGGTTGTCTTTGTCCATGCTGTAATGCGCTCTGCAAGCGAATGGTCGGACATGGTAGATGCTGCACTGCGACTCTCTGAGAAATGGGCAAGGAATGCCTTGAAAAGCCTTTATGGATTCCTCGTTGGTCAAGGTAGACGAAGGCACCGTAACGGGTATGCCCGTGGCCTTAGAGATTTCTTCCGCTTCCAGGCTTGTGATATTGGTTGCCATCTTGCAGCAATCAGAACAGCCCGCTTTACAGGGGACTATGCCTTCGGTTGCTTGGCCAAGAGTCGTCATGATTTTTTTGAGCCAGATGAACTTACCCTTAGTGGTCGGTTCATCCTGTAGGGCAACGGCCATCCTATTGATGGTTGTCTTCCTCAACTTCTTGAAGACAGCATTTTGCCGTCGTTGCGCTTCAGTAAAAAAATCGGGTTCGGCCTGACGCTTGCGGACAAGTTCCAAATGGTTCATTCGGTCTCCTCGGCAAAAGAACTACCCGGCAAGATGATCGGCTCGCCGCAGAGGTTAAAAGCCTTGCTCATTTCGCCATCG